AATAGAAAAATGGGGAAGATAATAAGTTATGCAACATTTTTATGACGGACAAATAAGACGCTACATAACACAAATGGTACGCCTCATGAGTAACTTTAGTTACAAAGACGGCAAAGGTAACCTAACACAAATACCTGTTATGTACGGCGATCTTACACGACAAGTTGCAAACATAATACGAGAAAATTCGGAAAATAAAATTCCCAGTGCGCCACGCATGGCTGTATATATTACCGGACTAGCTATGGATACAGCAAGACTTTCTGATTCAAGTTATATTAATAAAGTTAACATACGTGAACAAGCATATGATACTGATGGCAATGAATACTTAAACAAAGAAGGCAAGAATTACACAGTTGAAAGATTAATGCCTACACCATATACCCTTACAGTTAATGTGGATATTTGGAGTACAAATACAGATCAAAAATTACAAATACTAGAGCAAATATTAATGTTGTTTAATCCTAGTTTAGAAATACAAACCACAGACAACTACATTGATTGGACAAGTTTAAGTGTAGTTAATTTAGAAACATTAACCTTTAGTAGTAGAAGCGTTCCAGTTGGTGTTGATAGCGAAATTGATGTTGCAACTATGACATTTAACACACCAATATATATTTCACCTCCAGTCAAAGTAAAACGCCTTGGTGTTATTACACAAGTTGTTCAAAGTATCTTTAACGAAACCAAAGGTACTATTGATTTAGATCTTGCAAGACCTACTTCTCAAGCATATGACGATGCACCAGTTCCACAAAGTGACATAACAACTAGAATTGCTGTTACTGGCACAGGTGAAATTGAAGAACAAATTTTAAGCGAGGGCATGTTAAAAACAGATGTTGATTCGCTAGTTACAACAGGACACGACAATTATGGAATATTAGTACTTGGCACAACTGCTAAACTTATTAACAAAGGTGTTGTAGGTGCTGAAACTTGGACTGGATATACCAAAGGTATGCCGTTTGACTTCCAAAGTGGTGTAACAGAATTAAGACTAAGACGTACTGATATTGCAAACGAATTAGTAGGTACTGCAGTTATTAATCCGTTAGACGAATATGAATTAACAATTTCTTGGGACGCTGATAGTTTCCCTGCTGATACTGTAATGCATGGGCCAAATGGTGATAGGAATAAAATTGATTATATTATAAATCCGTATAAAACAAATCCAACAGATTTAAAGTCTAGTAATCCTAGAATATTAATACTTGATAAAATTAATGATAGTGCTAACGCACAAGACGTTGCATATGATGGACCAGATGCTTGGAAAAACAACGATGGTAGTGAATTTGTTGCAGACGCTGGAGATATCATTGAATGGGACGGATCTAGTTGGCATATTGTATTTGATGCTAGTACTGATGATAGTACGGTTGTTTATACAACCAACCTTAACACAGGTAAGCAATATAAGTACGAAAACAACGATTGGATTTTAGCCTATGACGGTGAATACCAAAACGGTACATGGAGACTAGCGTACTAAGATAATTACTAGTATGAACAGTAAAATTATCATATGTAGTGGTGCATTAGTATATGCACGATCAACAAAACGATTCTTATTATTACACAGAACACAAGGCAGAGCCAAAGACGTATGGGGTCTAGTTGGCGGTACTACTGAAGAAAAAGAAACTCCTTGGGAAGGACTGCGTAGAGAAATATTTGAAGAAATTGGCGAAATTGAAATAAAGAAAACTATACCACTTGAAACATTTATTAGTAACGATGATAAGTTTCATTTTCATACATTCCTATGTGTTGTAGATAAAGAATTTCTTCCTAATCTAAATAACGAACATAATGGATATGCCTGGACTACATTTAAAAGCTGGCCAAAGCCCTTACACAATGGCTTAAAAAATACCTTAACTAATAAGGTAAATCAAACTAAACTAGAAACAATATTTAAAGTAATGGATTTATTATGAACGAAAATGTAGATAAAAGTAGTTTTGGATACGAAGCAACTTGGGCTAAAACTGATAATTATATATCAAAGATTTTAGTATTTGAAAATGTAGGAAGTGGCTTGCCAATGCACTTTCATAAAACTACTGAAAAGTCTTGGTTTGTAAACAGTGGCAATTTTAAAATTGCTTGGATCGACACAGCTGATGGTATGCTCTACGAAAAAGAAATTAAAGAAGGCAGTGTTTTCCATGTTCCACCTTGTATGCCGATTGGTTTAGAAAGTGTAATGGACGGTGGCAGTATTACGCAAACAAGTAACAAAGATCCTAGTTTAGATTTCTTTCAGTTAAGACCTACTCCAAAGGAAGAATAATGCTATCATTAAATAATAGTAAAAAATTCCAAAACGAATTTTCAGAATTTGAACAACAAATTTCTAAAATTACATTTGATAAAACTAAAAGACAAGCACAAAAAATGTTGCAGGAATTAAAAAGCCACGTTGTTTTAATTAATAATGGACATGCTAGTGAGCATGACGGAAATATTGATCCTCATACACTAAGAGAGAATGTTGTTGAGATACAACGACTAAGGTATAGTTTACAAGTTTTCTTAAAGAGTACTTAATCTTTTAATTGTTATTGGGCCAACCATTAATGAATGTGATGTACATTGGTATCTATAGTTAGGTGGGCTACTTAAACTTTCTTGTATTCTCCAATACAACACTCCTGAATCTTTTCCTTGAGCATTCGAACCAGTACTTACTGTGCCGTCTGTAGCTACATGTACAAGTCCGGTACTGTAAGCTGACCCTGTACTGTCCTGTATTTCGAATGGGTGACCACTAATTTGTGATAAATCAAAAGCTACTGTAGTTCCGCTTATAACATATATAGTAGGATTGTCACCAGTATAATGACTGTTAAATGTATACGCTGAAGCACTATTATTATCAACTCTAAAAGTTGTAATTGCTGATTCATAAAAGTTAGCAGGTGTAAGTCCTGTTGGCACATCAGTTAAATCAGTAAATGCAACAGTTCCTGCGGCACCTGTAGCATCTGTTCCGTTAACCCATTCTCCTGAACTATATTTTAAAACTTCATTGTCTTGTGGGTTTGAAACGTTTACATCACTTAGGTCATTAATTGCAGAGGCACCGCCTCCACCTCCACCACCGGATTGTGCAACCCAGTCATAGCCTGCGCCGTCCCAACTAAGTACTTCACTTGATGAAGCTGTACTTGTTTGTAAGTGGGTGTCAACGTCTGTATTAGAATAAGAGCCTCCGCCACCACCACCGCCACCTGACGTTGATTGAATTGACCAAGCTGTTCCATCCCAAGTCCATGTTATATTACCAACTATGTGGGTTTCGCCTATTGTTGGAGCATTTGGATAATTTATTGCCATTGTAAACCTCTCTTATTGTATTTATTAATATACATCTATTACTGCTGTGCCGCCGCCAGTTGGTGTTCTAACTAGATACAAGTGTTCTGATGTTATAACAACGTTTCCGTATTCATCCCAATTAAAGCCACTAGGTGGTACTAGTGTTTTTTGCACTGTCCCAGATTCGTTATAAACTCTAACACTTTGTCCTGCAATACCATATGGATCACTCCAAACCATTACAGCATAATTATCACCGTTAGCATCAAGTCCTCTAAAACTGTTGTAATTTAATCCGTCATTTGATGTGCTAGTTACTGTTGGATTGGTTATTGTTGCTCCGGACCCTCCAGTAAATAAAATATTTCTTAATCTTCCAGCATCTGTATATCCGCTATAATCATCACCTGATGAAGTAAACCAAACTCTGTTTGCTGTTAATGCAATCCCGGCTCCAAGATACCAATTATCTGCTCTATTATTTGTATATCCCCCGGAATACGTTGATGCTGATCTAGATACTCTTACAGCACCAGTTGAAGGAGTAATTACAGAAAATCTACCTTCTTGGGCTGTAGTTGTTCCCCCATACTGTCCGTCAAAGTTTGGATCAGTATACCCAATATAGGTTCCGTTAGTACCAACAGCCCATCCTGTCCAATCGTCAATTGTTGCAGCTGTACTATTGCTGTAGATGTCAGCTAGATCAATATACTTACATAATCCAGTGGTGCTATAATTATAGTCACCAATTACTATATATTGACCGAAGGCTTTAAAAGATTTTCTGCCTTGTCCAAGACTCTGTGGTGCTCCGGCGTATGATGTGTATTCAGTAAACTCCACAGTTCTACTTAATGTAATATTTGCAAAACCGTCTGATGTTTCATATATGTATAATCTTGGTTTAGCTACGTTACTTGCATCTCTATAATCTGGTGCAAGTATACATGCATACTTGTATCCATTATATTCTGTAATATCTACAGCGTAACCAAATTTAGATAATGCTCCGTATGTTTCGCTAGTTGTAGGACTATTAAAAATTCTTACTAATGCTCCTGTAGCTCTATTAAAAATAGCAACTTGTCCTGAATTTGGATTTACTGGAGTACCACTTACAGCACTTGTTCCATTTCCACTACTGCCTGTAATTATAAAATCATTATCACCTCCTATAACTCCACCAAAGAGGTAACCCAAGCCATACCATCCCTGTGCATTACTTGGCATTGAGATAGTTCTTACTAATCCAGTACCTGGTATTCTTGGTGTAGTACTACTATCAACTATTGTTGCTGTAGTGCTTAACCCGCCAGTAGCATTTCCATTACTGTCTGTTGCTCCTAGTGTAACTGTTAATGTTTCTGCACCTTCAGTTGTTAGGTCTGATGTAATAATTGTTTTGCTTGCTGAATAAGGTGAACCTTCGTATGTATATCCATCTAATAATGTTAATACACCGCTTGTTTGGTTAAAATCTCCGGAGCCGCTTGCACTTATAGTATAACTAACTGTAGTACTAATACTATTATTTCCTGTTTTGTTAACTGTAATAGTAATAGTTTCGCCTTCGTTATATGTTGACTTATCAAGTGCAATACTATTATATATTGTTGCTACGTAATCATCAGATATCGAAACTGTAGGACTTTGTAAACTGTCTGTATCATTTCCTATACTGTCTGTGGCCGCTAGTGTAATCTTAAACGATTCTGTTCCTTCAGTTGCAAAGTCTCCGTCTGCTCTCATAGTAACAGTTGCAGAGCCATCTGCTCCAATAGTAAATAAAGCATCTCTACTTAAAAAGTCAGAATCATTTACTGTACCTGATACATTTGTAATAGTATAACCTACAGTAGTACCTTCTGGAACATCAGTTGTACTAAGAGTGAAAATTACTTTAGCTTCGTCAACTTCAGATGCGCTTTCTTCAATGTTGGTGTCACTAGCAATTAATGTGTCATATGTGCCAGTAACTGCAGCTTCATTTACAGTTCTTGTTGCCGGATATTGTCTACTTGTTCCTGGATATAAAACTCTAACATATCCCGGAGCACCTGCTTGTCCACTACCTTGAGCTGGATTAGCAGTATAGTTAGATCCTGATCCGCCTCCACCAAAATCACCACCTAATCCATTTTGTCCTTCTTCACCACCTGAGCCACCGCCACCGTCGTTATTATATAACCCGCCGGCACCTGATATACCTTGTCCTAATTTGCCTACACCTCCACCACCAGAGATACCTGGGCTTTGTGTTGTAGAGCCTCCACCGCCTCCACCGCCACCAGCACCAGCTGCGCCAGGTGATGTTGATGTTCCGCTTTGGCCAGTTCCGCCAGTGCCACTATATCCTCCAGCGCCTCCGCCGCCGCCACCTCTACTAAAACGTTGGCCTGCTCCTCCTGCTCCTCCTGCATACCCTGATGTTCCTGTATAAGTGCTACTTGCTGATCCGCCAGTACCACCTGAAGCTGCACCACCGCCGCCATTCGCTGAACATAAAGTTACTGAACTACTGTTTACTAATTTACTTAGGCCACCTGCTCCGCCACCGGAACTATTTCTTACTCCTGCTGATCCGCCTGAACCAACCGTTGCCGTTAATACTTCTCCTGGAGTAACAGTTATATTATTTGCATATCCTAAAGTTCCACCGGCTCCGGCTCCACCGCTATATCCGCCTGACTGTTGAATTCCACTTCCGCCACCGCCACCACCAATACATAAAATACTAATTTTAGTTACACCAGCTGGTACCGTCCATGTTCCAGAAGATGAAAAATCATGTTGACCAGTTACTGCTGTTAACGATGTATCACCTATTGTTACTGTAGGTGATTCTAAAGCTCCTGTAGCCGTTCCTGCACTGTCAGTTGCAGATAATACAACTTTATACGATTCTGCACCTTCAGTTATTTCGTCATTACTTAAAGTTACTGTGAAATCTTGGACTTGTGATATATTATTTAATGCACTATTCCATGTAATTGTGCGTGTGGTTGCAGCTGGTATAAAATCTGAACCTGATACTGTTCCACTTACACCTGTTATTGTTGCAGTTAGTGTTGTTCCAGTAGCAATGTTTCTTCCTGTAATTCTAAAAGTACTTGCAGCTCCTTCGTTGACTGTAGTTGCTGTTTGCAATGTAAAATTGGTATAGGCAGGTGTTGTATCAACTGAAGTATCATTAACTGTAACTTGTACTGTTCCGCCTGCTCCGTTATCTAAAACAATTTGAAAAGTTTCTGCACCTTCACTTAGTGTACTATCTGCTGTTACAACAACAGACAAACTTGCTGTATTACTTTGGACAACAAAATTTCCTGTTAAACTAGCATCATTAATGTCAGCTGAGCTTACACCACTTATGGTATATCCTACTTCAGTACCGTTTGAAACATCAGTAGTTACTAGATTAACACTAAAAGTGTCTCCTTCATTTACAGAACTTGAACTTGCTGTTATTGAATATGTAGGATTTAAACTAGTATCATTAATTGGAATGGTAATTGCATCTTCGCCATTATCCAAAGAAAACACGAGATTTTCAGCACCTTCAGTTGTAGCATCTGAAGAAATAATTATGTCAACGCTATCAGTTGTTCCTGTAACAAAGTTACCAGTTAAACTAGCACCGTTTATATCTGCACTATCTACTCCAGAAATAGTATAACCAACAGTTGTTGCAGCACTAACATTTGCTGTAGTAAGTGTTATAGCTACACTACTGCCTTCGTCTACACTTGCTTTATTTGTACCAAGGACGAATGTCTCGCCTACTGGAGTTGTACTAGAGTCTAGTACTGTCCAACTAGGTGTACCTGTAATAGTAGTTGTTCCGTCAACTGGATGCTCATAACTGTATGACCAGGCCATATTAAAAGTTTCAGGCCCCTCAGTTGTAAGATCTTCGTTTAGAATAAAACTTGCTGATGTTATTCCTGAAGTGACTATTAATGGACTAGTTGCGGTTGTACTATAATCGGCTGCTTGAACTCCAGTTATAGAAAATGTTATTTCACTGTTGTCTGGTATTCCTGTAGTAGCAAAAGTTACTGCAATCTCTTGTCCTTCATTTAAACTTTGTCCGGATGCAGGAGCATATGTAGGAGTTACGGTAGGTGCAACAAATGCTGTATTGCTTATACCACCGGGCGATGCTGTAAGTATTTTTCTACTTGCTTGTGTAAGTAACGGCATTTAACTTCCTATCGATATATTACTTGGTCCTGATAATGTCCAAGGATTTTCTTGATTATATTTAGAATATAAAATTTTATTTGCTTGTCCCATCCTAGAATTTGAAACATCGTTATAATCGTTGTCAGCACCTGTATCATTTACAACACTTTTTGCATCTTCTATAATTCTATCTTTTAAATCACTTGGTGACATGCCAGGTAAGACTTGTAAGTGTAAACAACATAATCCAGCTACTTGAGGTGCCGCCATTGAAGTTCCGCTAATACTCATTTGATAAAAACTAGCATTATCAGAATACGCTACGGGTGCAAATTTACTAGTGTCATAATCATTTGATGTTGCACTCATAATATTCGAACCCGGTGCCCATATATTACATCCTGGGCCTCTACTTGTAAAAATACTAGGCTTGTCTTGATTACTTGCACTTACACTACTATCTATACTCGCAACCATATAAGCATTTAAACTGTAAGGTGAACTGCCTTGATGATATGTTAAATTTGTTGTCCATAATACCTCGTTAGCATAATCAGCACCTGCGCCTGAATCTATTTTATTATAATTATTTCCAGCTGCAATTACTACGTGTATTCCTGCATCTACCATATCTTCAATTTCTGCATCAACACTAGCGACTCTTATCGATATACGACATGCTGGCGAACCGCCTGAGGTTGTTCTATTTTGGTTTACTCCGGTTGCTGTTTCTAACTCTGCTCGAGTAGTATAATCAACACCGTATGTCCAAGCAGTTCCTCTGTATGTTCCGCTTGTTGGATCTCCTGTCCTTGTAGTTCCGTATCCCCAACTCATGTTAACAACAGTAGGTCTATTAGCATCAGCTCCTGACTTATTATTATGCCATAAACGTATTGTATCAAATGCGTTAGTAATACTAATTCCGCTATTAGGGTCTAATGCACCTTCTAGTCCACCAAGTTTTTGCGAATATACTCTTGCGTTTTTTGCCCAGCCAAATGTCTTACCTGTAGCAATACCTGCACAGTGAGTACCGTGGCCGTCATAGTCTGTATAAAAATTTGCGTCTTGTGTTTCACCAACAATACCACTACCACTAAACCAGTCAATCTCTTGTACTCTTGATGCAGACGGTTGTGCTGAATATCCCGATACTCCGGCATCACCATCTTGAAATATACGTTTTAGTATATTAAAATCTGGTTTACTAAGTACTGGGGCAAAGTATTTGTTAAACATGGCATAACCTAGTGGATTATTTGATTGCATGCCTGCTGGTGTTTTTAAAGTATCATCCCATTCAGGACTAAGACTTTCTCCGTCCCAAAACTCACTCATATCCCACATTGACCAATTTACCAAATAAGTATATTCTTTATATGCTATTGTTGCTGCATCAGGATCTGTCGCCCAGTCAGTAGAGTATCCACTCGGATCGTATAGTCCTGCGTCAATAGCTTCTTTCATAGCAAGATGTAATTCTGTAGTTGTCCAAGAAAAACTTGGGTTACTATTTAATATCATCAGCAATGTTTCCATTGGAACTTGTGTTGCACTTCCTTCTACAGCCCCCGGAATACCAAAGTTGTGTATTGTATGGAACAAGTGTTCCATTATCTCTTCAATATCTCTATCGCTTGTACTTGGATCAGGACCGCTTGTATTTTTATACCACACCATGTCATTTACAAGATGCGAATCTAAAAATGCTTGATATCCTGTATAACTTGGAATGCCTGCATCTAATAACCAGTTGGGTGTATATGATGCTCCGCCACCATAACCAATTCGTTGTGCTGTTGGAGTTCCTGCATGTGTTGTTCCTGCATCACCTTTAAGTGTTGCAATTAAATTTTTCTGTTGTGTAATATCAATGCTATCTCTATTAGGATCAATTAATAACTTTACAGCCTGCGCTGTTTTCTTTACCCATTCATCTGGTACTGTTGTAGCACCGCCGACCGCTCCTGCTGCTACAAGTTTTATACCCCTTACAGTTAAACTTCTGTCAAAAACTGCTCCATTAGTAGCATCATTTACTAATGCACCACTTACATATTCAGTTGTGTTAGGCATGTAAAACTCAGGATGGTCTGCTTGTATTCCGCTATCTTGTACAATAAAGTCAACACCTGTTCCGTCTAAAGGATATGTATAATCACCAGTTAGTGTAGTTGCATCGTCAAATGTCCCTACATTTGTTTCTTCAATACATCTACGCAATCCCCAATTTACATGAGTATTATTAGTGCTTGATCCCCTATACCATATTTCAGTTTGACTAGCATTTAGTCCAATTGATATATCATCGCGTTGATCCGCTGGTATTTCAACAGCTAACACTCTTTCGTCACTTGCTAATGTTTCTGCTTCTGCATCAGTTAACATCCAATGGGTCATTCTTTTTGACCCCCATCTTGGATTTGCTACTTCAACTGCTCTATTTGGAATTGGTCCAGATCCTGTGTCTGCTGCAACTTCTGCGTCAAACTCTTCTAAATCTACACCTCTATTAACAACTACTACGTACTCTTTTTCATTAGCCATAACTTGTTAAACTCCCTATAACAGACCATGCTCCGCCAGTTCTTATTAATGCAAATGTAACCATGTCGGTTTTATTAGCATTTCCTGTTGGCGTTGTACCATCTTCCCAATTAATTGTAGTTGATGACCCTGCTATTGTTACTGCTGTTGGCATATATGCTGATGCGCCTTGCACTAGCACTAACGCAACACCTATAACCCTATTGTCTGTAGTAGGAACGTTTGTAAAGTTTGCTGTAAAGTCAGCAGCTATTGAGGTATGTCTCCATACCGATGCTGTTGCAAGACTGTGATCAACAATACTTGTAGCACCTGTTTTGTTACCAACAACTTCACTTGATCTTGCAATACCACTTAAGAATACGCCGTCAGTTGCTGACAATGTTAATGATGTTGCACTTGTAAAGTTTGTTACTCCAAGTCCTGTAGTTAGTAAGTTAGCCGATGTAACACTAGCAAACGTAACAGCATCTGTTGTATTTAATGTTTGATCAAATGCCGAACCACCTGCAACTGATCCTGGTTTCCATGTACTTGTTGAATTGTCCCATACTATTGCTTGTCCATTTGTTGGCGCTACTGTAGTTGTATCAACATCTGATAAATCATCTATAGAACCAGGTATTGTTGGCGGACTTACTAAGTCTGAAAACGCACCAGTAGTTGCTACTGTAGCTAATGTTGGTGCTCCTACTAGATCAGAATAAGACCCGCTGAATACATTACCTGCAACAGGCTGTACCCATTGGCTGCTATCAGCATCTTCTATATAAACATACAAATATCCTGAAGTACTATTATACCAGATATTTCCTGCACTAGGACTATTTGGTGCTGTATCACTTACAGCTAAACTAGCGCCGCCGCCGCCTGCTGAAGTTCCTATCGCGATTGTATTTCCCATGCCAGTATGATTTTGGCACCAGTAATATAATGTTTCCGGTGTACTAGATGTTACTGTAATTTGAACTTGTCGTTTTGTAGACCGAGCAAACTTACTCCAGTATGTATCTTTATCAACTATTAAGTCTTCTAGTAAATATACTACACCATCTAAGAATGTTACGCCACCGCCTAATTCTCCGTTTGCTGTTTGTGAAAAGTTTAACGGATGCTGATTTATTGCTCCGCCCTGTGCATTAGGAAAATAAACATTTGTAAAATTAGATTGGTCAAAAACATATGTATAGCCAACAACAAACGATAATGTGGGTGCATATTCTGCACTACCATTAAATACATACTTGTTTCCACTACCGTCACTTCCAACAGTTGTGATATATTTTATTGTAGCAATTTCAGCGTTGGCTGCATTGATTCGTAGTCTGTCTTGACTAACAATTTCAAAGCCGCCTCGATCAATACCATTATAGACTCGAAGTGTTTTTGTTTCTTTTTCGTAAAATAGCTCACCACTTGCTCCAACGTTTCTGTTTAAAAAATCGTTAGGACGTGGTACTAATCTTACTCTATCGAATACGGGGGCTACTGGTAAGACCATAGATTAATCCTTAACCTAAAATGCCGTGTGCTGTAAATGCTCTAATTGCATCAGGCTCAAATCTATGATCAGAATCTGTACTTGAACTAATATTTACGCTGCCTTCTGGTCTTGCTGGATCTATTGACGCTGCATATCTTTCAGCTATCATTTCGTCTGTCTGGTCAATTTCATATCCTATTTCTTCTACTACTGCACCTGTGTGTTCTGCTGCAAATGTGTTTGCTTTTGCTTCATCAGGGAACTTACGAATTTCTTCGTATCCGTCACCGTCTGGATCCCAAGTATGATAAAGCATTACATCCGCTTTACTTGGATGTGGTTTTTTAACTGCATATGGCATATATTTCTCCTATAAAAATTACATATATATTTATTATAACTGATCTGCAAAGTCAGCTAAACTGTCAAATACATAGGTTTTCTTTTTAATTTCCTTGTACGTATACTTATTTAGCTGTTTTTCGGTTTCTCTTCCATAACCGGTTCTTACAAGTACAGGCCTAGCACCAACCTTCATAGCTGCTTTTAAATCACTCATTTTATCGCCTACATAGAAACCTTGCTTCCAATGTATGCCTTTTATTTCTTTTGCACAACGTTTAAACATACCAGCATTAGGCTTTGCAAACATATCATTTTTTAAACTACTTTCACTGTAATATATACCCTCAATACTAGTACAACCTGCTTCACCAAATAAGTTTAACATATGTTCATGTACTGATTCAACTTGTTCGTTTGTAAGCACCCCCTTAGCAATGCCGCCCTGATTTGTAAGTATTACAATACGATGTCCTAGTCTACGTAATTTTGCTACCGCTTCTAAACTTCCTTCAATTGGCTCAAACTGATCTGCAGACTTTACATATGTTCCTAAATCTCTATTGATTACTCCATCTCTATCTAAACCAATTACGCATTGTGTTGGAAGTGTAGGAGCGGCTGTTACAATTTTATGTTTATCTATCATAGGTATACCAACCTGTTATAATATATTTTTCGCCGTTATATATAGGATTACCTCTGTGTGGAAATGTAAATCCACAAGGAAAAATTACAACTTTACCTTGTTCTGGCTTTAGTTTTTTACCTTGGTATAAGAATTCTGTTTCTCCGCCTTCGTCAATATCATTAAGATATAACATATAATTTATAACTCTTGTACTACTACTTTGATCTGATGCTTCAGCATGCCAGGCGTGATATCCTTGGTGTGGGCGTGTGCGTTGTACACTCATGCCTTTAGGACTATGTTGTTCACTTTGTTTTAACATTGTATATTTTTCTATATATTGTGTAGTATAAACTTCGTGTATTTTTTTATAGAAATAGTCGCATAATCCAAAGTCATAATGATATTGATTTTGTGTATGTGCCCAATCAAAAACTACTCTATCGTCACTGCTTGCTTCGCCGTGATTAGGACGTACAACTTCTCTCTGTGCCATTACATTAAAATGTTTTATAATTTCTTCGCAATACTCTTTTTCAAATATGTTTGGGTATTCTTCTATTCCTGTAAATTCCATTTTATTGTTCCTTTAGCATTGGTATATACTGTTCAGCAATTTGTTTGTGTACTTCTTCAGTATAATGTTCACCGTCTAATGTTTCAAACTTTTTATTAAAAAATGTTTCGGCATTTTGACTTGCAAACTTTGTTTTATTTAATTTTGTATAGTAGTTAGCTGTTTCTTTTGGTACAAAACACCTATTATTAATATTCCAAACGTACATAGGTACATTATTGTTATTACATATCATATCACATACAGCAATATCTTTAAAATAATCTTCTTGTTCTAAATGTGTATTTTGATAATGCCACATTTGGAAATACAAGTGCGAACTACGCCTAGTATCAGGCTCAGCTACCCAAGGTGCTGTTTCTCTGTTGTAAGGAAACATTTCCCAATCCTGCGGCTGTGGTTTATGATAATGTTCTAAATATTTGTTGTCTACGCTTAATGCAATACTCCAACGATCAACAAGTTCGTCACTTGTATCTTTTTGTAAGAAAAAGTCTGTAGGAAATATTTTTGTAGGATCTAAATCAGGATTTATCACAATAGGAAATCTACCCCAATATGTACTTTGAATAAACACTTCGTCTATGTCATTATATGTTTGGAATGCGTGTGCTAGAAATCTAGGATATACTCTGTTACCTGTTCCTGCGCTTGCCATTACAACACATTTTTTATTATGTTTTTTACTATAAAATTCTGCGTAATTATTCGGTCCCCAAGTGTTAGGATCATTGTCTTTACTTGCTCCTTGGTAACCCATACTATGACTACAACCGATAAACAATGTTCTAGACATTTTGGCTATCACCCTTTTCAACTCTATAATTATCTTCAACACTATCAGGGGTACTTACCTCAATAATAGACCCTGCTTCTACACACATAAGTTGATGTGGTAACATAGGAGGAATGTGTTTTGTATCTCCTTTGTTTAGTGTTTCTACAACTAAGTCTGCTGTCTTTGTGTCAATTGTTTTAAGAACAAAGCTACCACTTAGCACATGCCATGTTTCATCTTTTTCTCTGTGCATATGCATACTAAACTTAGCACCTTGATTAAAGTTTAATAATTTACCACAGTATAGCTCATTAGTTGCAAAGATAGTTTCGCTGCCCCACCCCTTTTCAACTAAGCCGTTCAGTTTCGTCATTTGTTGCCGCCTCTATTTTAAAGTTTGCTGCTATTGTAGCACGTCTTTTGTTAGTTTTATTAGGTAAAACATAATGTGGTATCCAACTAGGAAACAATATAAGTTTACCCGGTTCTAGTTCCGGAATAAATTTTTGATATTGCCATTGATTAAATATTTGTTCCATTCCAGATGATTGTATAATATTATAGTTAGGACAATCTAAAACTAGTTGCCCACCTATGTCGTCACCTTCTGGTAATTCTAAAACGTATACTGCACTAATAGATCTTCCTGGAAATGCGTGATCGTGTATTTCTTGGTAATCGTGTTCTTTATAAGTGTTGACCCAAAACTCCTCACAAGAAATAGTATAAGGCATTACCGGTTTCATATCATCAAAATACTGTTGTGTATAAGGTCTAATGTTTTCAAAAAATACTTGCCAAGGCAGAGCATCATTTTTTTTGCTTCTAATACTACTACGGCAACTGCCATATATCCAAGTATCTTCAAAAAAACTATCGTCATCTAAACAGGGCGAAAACTCTTTATATATTTTGTCGTGTGTTTCTACTTTAGCTTCATACATCCAAGTAGGCCACATGCCTTGAGTTTTTCCGTTTACAATCATTCCCATCCTCCTCCTGGATTTCCTTTTGTATCAAAGAAAAACACCTGTGTCAATCTTCCTGTTTCTTTGCTATCGCCAAAGCCAGATAACAAACTACTGTGTAAGGAATCTGCTCTGTATAATATTAATCTATTATACTTGTTTGCTATAGCATCTTGTAATTCAAATTCACCCGAATTAGGTTCAGTAAAAATTCCTGTGCCTGCTTCTTGTGGTGCGTCCGGAGTAAGGTATAATACTCCTGCCCAGTCTACACCTTCGTCTCTGTGTACCCAAGTATCAACATCTTCTGTGCATAATTGAAAACAAAAACTATCCATTTTCCATGCTGTAATTTTTACACCTAATATACCTTCTATTTTCTGCTGTATATATCTTCTATATTCTTCGTCGGCACTATCGCTACGCATACCAGGATACCTACCGTCACGTTCAAAAGGTAGCTGTAGAACTTGTTCTCTTACATGGTCAGGATTTGCTAAGAAATCGTCAGTAACAATTAAATTAACATTCATTTACATACTCCTCTACACTTTTAAATTTGTGCATTACTAATTTACTTAAACTATCTAAGTTAGCACATGTGTATTCTTGGTACTGGCCTTTTAAGTTATTGGGCATAGGAATATATTCAATATCAGCACTATGCTTTTTTGCAACAAATTCAGCAACTTGTTGAAAACTAATAGCAGTTCCAGTCCCTATATTATATACACCTTTTTCATTTATGTCAAGCATTTTTTCGTGTATTTTACATATATCACTTACACAAACAAAGTCCCTTTTATAATTTTCACTATTTTCAAATAGTTTTATTTTACCAGTTTTTGCTTGTTGTGTAAACTTATGAATAGGACTTGCTTGTTCACCTTTGTGATCTTCGTTAGGACCATAAACATTAAAGTAACGAAATCCTTGTATTGTAATTTGCGGATTCATGCCTCCTATCCATCTATCAAACAAATACTTACTCCAAGCATAAGGACTTTTAGGATCACTCGGACCTGACTCAGTAAAGTGTGTTGTATTACCATAAACACTTGCACTTGATGCATACTGCATATTAACTTTATAAGCATTACATTGATTATAGAGCCATTTAGTAAATTCGTAATTGTGTAATATAACTTTATCTACGTCAGTTTCAGTTGTACTACTTATTGCTCCTAAATGTATAACCCAGTCATAATCTTTTACCAAAGGTAATTGCTCTGGATCAAACTCGTACCCTGCAACTTCATGTTTAGATTCTAAATAGGACATCATATTTTGTCCTATAAACCCTTTGTGTCCTGTGACCAGAATTTTCATTAATACACCGCCAAATTAAATGCAACAGTAAATTTTGAATTATCTGTTTCGTTAGTAGTAACACCATGTTTTAAATGACTTGGAAAAATAATGATATGTCCATTTTCAACAGCTAGTTGGCATCTATCATAATCATTATCGAAAAAGAAATGACAACTATCAGTGTCACCAATATCGTAATAGTAGCAGCCTGAATATGTTGCAGGATAATGACTATGTATTTGTGCATAGTCTCCTTTATCATATTTTGCTATCCAAGAATTACATACGTAACGCAATTCACGCTGTGCATAATCACATACTGAATTATATATTTCTTCTTTCAAGGATGTCATTTCACATCCATCAATAATGCAATTCGACCAATCTTTGAAGTTACTTAATTTTACAGTTTTCCCCCACTCGGGTTGATAACCAAACTCACTTTTAGCTATGGCTGTTTTAACTTCTTTTTGTATAGTATCAAATTTTTCTGCTTGCCTTACATATACTTTTGTGGGTAAAATATCATAAATCATTTATTATCCTTGTGGTGCTATGTCCTTCAACTGTAGGAAAAATAACAACCTTAGCTAGTTCATTACCTACTACGGTATCAAACGTATAGTCGCCACCTTTTACTATAATATCTGGCTCTAATTTGGTGATTGCTTCTAAAGGTGTATCTTCTTCAAACACAATAACTTCGTCTACAAAACCAAGCTCTAAGAGGCTTTCCTTGCGGGTGTCTTCTCCGTTAATGGGTCTTAAATCGCCTTTTAACCTCTTGACACTGGAATCGCTGTTAATGCCCACTATTAGTCTGTTTCCAAGCGTTTTAGCGTGTCTAAGAAGCTTTAAATGACCAATATGTAATATATCAAATACACCATTAGTGAATACAATAATATCTTCTACATCGTCTTGTTTGAGTATATATGTGCCTGCGTGTTTAACACTTTCTGTTGATCCTTTAACTGCAACTTCTAGACATTTTTTATGTGTGTACCCTTTAGTAAGTCCGTAAACAAATGCCGCCATGAAACAATCGCCAGCGCCAGTAACATCTGATACTTCTAAATTGTCAACTGGTATCTCATATGATTTGCCGTCAATATTAGCAATAACTTCCTCACCAGCATTAGTTGTAATAATATTACCCTGCCACTCATCAAATCCCAAACTATGAAACTCATTATAATTAGGTTTTACTAACCATGCATTTTCATAGAACCATGCATTTTCTTTTGGGTCAACAATTACTTTACATCCAAATGTATTAATATATTTTATAATATCTTTTGCTTCGTCAAGTACACCTTTGTTATAATCACTTAGCACAACATAGTCGTACGGTGAAAAGTCAGTCGATTTTACAAGGTCTAATACATCTGTGCCACTTGATTGTGCGTCATCATCAATACGTGTAATATAATGTCCGTCACAAATTATTCTAGTTTTAACACTTACTTGTCCTGGTGTTTCAAACATATCAACATCAACACCTAAATTTTTTAAGTTCTCATATACAAGTCCTGCTCCGCCTCTTGTTTCTTTTTCTTCAATATAAGTTACAACAGGCACAGGTGCTTCAGGGCTGATACGTGTAGACGTACCGTAAATATATTTGTCAATTATTATATCACCTAATACTAATACTTTCATTCGTAATCCATATATACATTGCCGCTTATTGTTGATCCAACTGATCCAGGACGAACATAATGTTCTAAGAAACTAGGAAATATAATTATATCTCCTGTTTTTAATTCTGGTCTAAAGTCTAATGGAAAGTCCTTTACGTTTGTGCCTAAATGATTTTGTATATCCTTAAACATAGGATTCATAAAAACAGTTTTTGATTCTTCTACAGTTTCGTATATAACAAAACTCCAAGCACTATTTGGGTGTATGTGTATATCTTGCCAATCAGTTTTTTTATACTTGTTGCGCCATATAGGGCCAAATCTTGGATTAGGTCCAACTAGATGCTCTAGGTTTTTTGAAATAATACTTACTAGATATTCAAATGTTTCGGGTGCAATTTTATGTTCTTTTGTAAATGTACTAGGCGTTTCACTGAGCCAAGTAGGCTCAGTATCTTCTTGACTAATGTCAATTTTTTTTAAATCAATAGTGTCAATAAATATCGGAACACTAAACATATCAACACGCATTATGTTCTCCAGGGTTGTGCCGCTGGTAATGGCTTTGCTCTCATTGTTTTATACACTAATGTAGCACGTAGTCCTGTATACGATTCATTTGGTGGCATTCCGTGATGTGGTATTTTGCCTTTAAATAAAAATACCCTACCTGGTTTAGGATAAACTTTTTGCCACTCGTCGTCAAGTTTGATAACTGTTTCGCCGCCCCATTCTTCTTTCCAATTCCTATTTACATAGTATATCCAACTAATACCATTATCACAATCACAGTCAGAATGTGGTGTAGTGTTGTGTATATATTGTTGACCGTTAACAAGTATTTCACCTACTTCTAATTCGAAAGGAATTAATTGGGCAACTGCATTATAAATCATACTCCATGCACTATCTGACGAGTTTGCACTTTGTGGTGGGTATATTTGTTGCTTCAATGCAGGAATCTCTGGCCAGTCTGGATCTGCTCCTATATCATAATTTGGATCTTCAGGGTAATTGCTTGTATGCCCGTACATCCAATTATAACCTGTAAATACTGCATCATGAACATGATTAATAATATATTGAGGGAATAGATCATCAATTACAATCATTTGATCTTTTGCTAAATCTATTCCAGATAAGTCTTTTGCTTCTTTTCCATTAACTAACATTTTCTACCTTTGCTAAAATTCCGTGTTCTGCTATGTACAGATATTCAATATCACTGTTAGCAAGAGTTCTAAAAGCATCATCTAATGTTTCAACTAAAGGTTCTCCGCCTAAGTTAAATGATGTGTTGAATATAATAGGAACACCTGTCTGTTTATAGAATTCATTAATGTAGTCATAGTATAATGGATTCTGTTCTCTTGTTACTGTTTGTATACGACATGTGCCGTCGACATGTATAATGCTTGGAATCTTTTCGCCGATGCCTGGTTGGCAATTCATTGCATACATCATATGCGGTGATTCTTTCATTCCACGCATATCAAACCATTCTTCTGCATGTTCAGCTAATATAGTACCAGCAAATGGACGGAAGTATTCTCTACGCTTGACTTTGTTAACATGATCTTTACCGTTAGGATCTGTCGGATCATACATCAAACTTCTATTACCTAATGCACGTGGTCCTGACTCTGAACGTCCTTGGAACATTGCTACAATATTTTTGTCACACATAAGTTTCACAACTGATTCTATATCTGTTGTTTCTAACGTAGCATTATATTTTTCAGCTGTTACAGTCACTTGTTCGTTTGTATAATCTCGAGGTAATCCTAAATATAAACTTTCACCAAACGGAAGTACTTTCTTATTTTGTGATGTTTGATGATATGCAATAAATGCCGCACCAATTGCTGTTCCTGCATCGCTAGATACTGGTTCAACATATAGGTTAATATCCATATCTTTTAAGGTGTCTAAATAGTAATAATTAGCAACACAGTTAAGCCCGTAACCGCCACTTACTACAACATTTTTATTGCCTGTACGTTCTACAGCATCTAAAATTAATTTTAATACTTGTTCTTGACTTTCGCTTTGTAATGCATATGCTAGGTCTCTTCTATTTTCAAGATCAACAAGTTTATCCTGCATTATTCCTTCTGGTGTATGTAGTTCTTTAAAAAAGTTTTCATTTACTAAAGCACCATTTGGATAAGTTGGTCTAATTAAGTTAGAATTTGCTACAGTCCAGTCTCCTCCAGCTGTGTGATATAATGGAGGAATATTAGCATTAGGCTTTCCATAAGGTGATAGCCCCATAGTTTTACCTGCTTCAATTGCACTAAATCCACAATACTGTGTTACAGCTTCATATGCTTTAACAATGCCTGCACTATCGTCAATAATAACTTCGTGGTCACCTTCTTCATCAAATTTTTCACTAGACATATTAGGAACATATGCAGCTCTAAACGGACCATTTCCTCCCAAGTGTTTCCAGATAGTTTTTATATTATATGGATATTCACATGTAAAAATACTTTCTAATTCATATAACATGTTATCATAGCCATCCATTTGTGCTGGTATAAATGTTCCTGCACCGTCAACAATAACTGCTACTGCATCTTTGAATCCGCTTCTATAAAATGCACACGCGGCATGTAGTTTATGGTGTATATGACTTAGGTCAACTACTTGTGGATGATTTAATACGTCGACACTAGGATCATTATTAATTAATCCTAATTTACGTGCAAGTCCAGTGTATACATCATCACCTGTAAAATCTACTTTTCCTGCTGTTTCGTTTACTGGTTGTGTATGTGCAATAACTAAAAAATCAATCTTGTCAGTGTAATCTAAAATTTTAACCATAGCCGCATAAGGACCGCCATCATATTTTTGTCTACTTAATCTTTCTTCTTCAATAGCAAATACAATTTCGCCGTCTTTAAGTAAACATACACCGCCGTTGTGCCCTCTTGTAATTGCAGCAATCCATTGACTCATTATTTTTTATCTCCAATTAAATTAGTATTACCAGGAACTAACTTAGATATTTGCTTTTTAGTTTCTGGTGCTTTTACTACTGTACCTTTGCCTAAATGTTTTCTTACGCTACTACAGATTTCTTCAATTTGTTTTTTTGTTAATTCCATAACTTCGTCGTTATGTCTATCTTGTTCTTCTTCCATAGTTAAACGTATTGGCGCATATACACGTTTTCCGTCACCTACGTCTATAATATCAAACTTAGGATCATCTGGGTAAGAAATATTAATAGGGTAAGTTGACCCTGTTATAATAGTTGCTGTACCATCTAATGCTTTTACCATATGTTGACCTAAACTGTCACATCCTAAAAAGTGATCAGCTACATCAATTACACTTGACCAAATACGTAAGTCTGGTATTTGTGGTTGTGCTACTGGATACTGTTTATTTTCTGTTTCTTCTAGCGGAACTGGTATTTCACTCATTATAATTATTGCGTATTCTTTTTTAAGTACGTTAATAATATCTACAATATTGTTTAGTTGAAAACTACGGCTAGTTGGATCTACAATAAAGTCGCCGTGTGTTTCTGTTGTTCTTCCAAATGGTTGTACAACTAATACTTTGTCTTTACCAGTACCTTGTTTTATTTCTTCAACAATAGTTGCGGCTTGTACAATTTCTTGTTTGTTTGCATATATTTTAGGAGCGCCTACTTTACGCAATCCTTTGTTATTAATGTTAATATCAAATGCTTGTGCTAAGTCACACTTTTGATTGTAATATTCCCATACTCTATATGGTTCTGGTGTTATACAATTTCTGTCTTTGATGTGTTCTTCAAATAACCCTTTATGCCAGTGGTCGTATGCTCTATTGTGTAGAGTAGGATGTCCTTTATAAAAGTCCATGCCTCCTTCACATACAATGATAAAGTCATCGTTGGGATTTTCTTTTTCATATAGTTCAAATGCTGGCAGGGAACATATCACTCTTCCTGCTCCGCCGTTAATAAAAAATGCTGTAGATCTTGTCAAATTAAACTCCTTATAGTGTTTATTATAACACCATATTAGTGATTATACAAGATATTTATTGAGGTTTTTTCAAATGAGGTGGAAAAGCGAACGCAACAATTAAGTTACGCTCGCTTTAAAAATTTTAAATTACATTATGATTGAATCAGTATCTGGATCAACCATTCCTGTTTCTGGATCTGCTCCAACTTGGATCGGTTCCATGTTGTATGCAAATATTGCAGGAACTCCGGCATTTTGCAATACTGTTGGCCAGTCACGTAGTCTTTGACGATAGTCTTCCCACTGTGTTCTAAGTGCTGCAGGCATGTCTGGGTTAAGTTCACTATCACTGTTTTTTAAGAAAGAGTTACGTTTTGCTCTAACATCATCCCAAGTAATATCTCTTCCAATATCAATACCCATAATATAATCTCTAGGTTCTTTAACTGGTATTGTTGGTACACCGTCTGCATCAAATGTTACTTGATCGTCATGTAAAAATTGATACGGTAGTACTGGTGTTTGATATGTAAATGGTGCATATCCTGCAATCTTAGTTGCTCCTGTTGGTGTAGCTTCACCTGTATGATCTTCTTCCATCTCGTCGATGATCGGTCCACGTAACTGACATAATTCTGGATGTTCTGTGCAATCTATTTCTACATATCTGCAATCATCTGGAATTGGTCTTCCATCGTTTTTTTCAATCTCTGTGATAGGTCCTAATTCTTCTCTGTTTGTAGTATTGTTTACAATGAAGAAAAGTTTATCAGGTCCATCGTACTGAGCCGTTCTTGTATTACCATCTGTAAAAGTATGGTCCACACATAGTTCATTTGGAACATTGTATGTGTAATTAAATTGTATCATTGGCATAATATATTTCTCTCCTGTATTACTATTTATTTATTCTTAGTAAAAAGTTAGTTTGACTAATCCCGGTCCGCCTGTGCCACCTTGGCCACAGCATCTACCGCAATAGTTTGATGTTGCATTTTGACCGCCTTGTCCGTATGGTGCTATCCAGCAACCACATCGTATCCAGCAATAATTTGAGTTTTGTTCAGCATATCCTGTGTTTAAAGCTACAGCACCTGTTGAGTGTCCTATGTGTTTCCAACAGTGACATGCACTACCTGGATACATATAAGCTGACGCACCCTGGAAGTTACCACCGTGTGTATAACCTACATAGTCTTGACTTGAACTTGTGCCGTTACAACCAGATTGTACACAGTATGGCATACTAGAGTGACAGTTATCAGTCCAAGAGCCGTTTGCACAACCTCTTTGTCCGCCACATGCACAAACACATATTCCTGCACCACATGCAAACGATGAACATCCATTACAGCCGTTACATTCTCTACTTAGACATCTATAAACACCTGCAGCACACATTCTATATGTACATCCAGATGTTGTCTGTATTGTCTTACTTGTATATGCTCCACCGCCTGGAGGTCCAAAGTGTTGACATCTGTTACATGAACAAGCACCAGATCCGTTTCCGCCAGCACCCCATAATTCAAAATTTAAATTTCTAACTTGGTCAGGTGTAGTCCATAAACAACAACACCCTGCTGAACATCTGCATGGATTACCCCATGTCCATTTCACACACCAGTTGTCTCTCACTCCTGCTGCAAAATTATCTGCATCAACTGATCCGTCAACTATTTGTGCTCCGGTAACTTTTTTATAACTTCTATAACTTGCCATTTCTTGTCCCTAAATATATGTTAGTCTTACTAGGCCGCCACCGCCGGTTCCGCCCTGTCCACAGCAACGACCGCAATATGTATTCATTGCACTTTGTCCACCAGTTCCGTATGGTACACTAAAGTTACCACAACGTACCCAACATTCTCTAATACCTTGTGTACTTATTCCGCCGATAATTGGTGCAACACCTTGATGTATTTCTTGCACGTGACAATGACAATAGCCTGACGCTGTTGACCACGCTGGATTGTTTGGAACAACATACATATCACCATTGTTGTGTGTTGGACATCTACAATATGCATTTGTATAGAAACATCCGTTTGACCATGATGTGTTTGCTTCTGCTCTATATCCACCACAAGCACAAAAGCCTGACATGTTATAGCCGTTCATATAAGTTGTACACCCATTACAGCCTGTACATTCTCTACTTAGACATCTATACACACCAGAAGCACATGTAGTATATGTACATCCTGGTCTTGTTCCTAGTGTTTTTGTGTTATGACTACCGCCCATGGCTGCTTTAAAGTGTTGACATCTGTTACATGAGCATGAACCTGCGCCATTGCCTCCAGCTCCCCATAAGTCTACAGTTAATCTGCATACTCCAGTAGGTACAGTCCAGTTACAACAGCAACCTCCACTACATCTACAAGGTACGCCCGATATCCATTTTACACCATAATTGTTTAATGTATTTGAATTAATATCATTATCAGTTAATGTTCCATTAACCATTTGGTCGCCGTGTACCTTTTTATAACTTGCATAACTTGCCATTAATAATTCCTTACGTAAATGTTAATTTTACTACTCCTGGTCCACCTGTTCCACCTTGTCCACAACAACGTCCACAGTATGAAGCCATTGCTCCTTGACCACCATGTCCTGGAGGTGCAATCCAACAACCACAACGTATCCAACAAACTGATTGTGACATACTAACATTACCACCTAGCATAGGTGCTGCTGTTGGTCTAACATATTGATGGTGACAGTGACAGTTGAAAATACCGCTAAAGTGTCCAATGTGGCTCATTATGTGCATCTCGCCTCTGCCTGTTCCACATCCTGGTCCAACACAACAACCCCAACAACTGAAACAATAGTTTGACCAGTCAGTGTTTGCGTTTGCGCAACGTCCGCCTACTGTACATAGGGTACAAGCGTTGTAACCGCAAACATATGAAATACATCCGTTACAAGCAGAACATTCTCTACTCAAACATCTGTACACACCGCCTGCACACATTCTGTATGTACAACCTGGTGCTGTAGTAATTGATTTTTGATTATATGATCCGCCGCCAGCCCCATGATAGTGATGACATCTGTTACATGAACATGCACCATTTCCATTGCCGCCTGCTCCCCAAAGTTCAAAATGTACTTTACGTGTACACCCAGGTGCTGTCCATAAACAACAACAACCTGCTGAACATCTACATGCATCACCAATTAGCCACTTAGTACAAAGTCTGTGACGAACACCGCTTCCCATTTTATCTTCGGTAACCGATCCGTCAACAATCTGCTCATTTGTAACTTTTTTATAACTATCGTAAGTTGCCATTCAACTTTGCTCCTATTAGATTGTAAAGATACGCCATCCGTAAGTGTTATTGTGGAACACCATTTCGAACGCTGCATCTTCTGTAGTAACTGTTAAGTTTGCTGCATCGCCGTTAATTAATTTACCGTTACGTGCTACTGTAAAGTTTGATCCACTTACTAAGAAGAATCTAACTCTATCACCTTGTGCTGGTGCACTTGGTAGCGTAACTGTGTGGTTACCTTGTACCCAATTTGTTTGGAAACTTAGTGTTGTTCTGCCACCTGTAACAGCAACGTCTTGAAATCCACCTACTGTCCAACTTGAACCATTGTACCATTCTAGATGACCATAATCAGTGTTAAACCTTACAAAGCCTTCGGACGGAGAGCCGGGGCGTTGTGCAGTTGTACCCTGAGGTATTGTCATATGCGTTGATGCTGCTGCTGTTAAATATTGTGAAGTTAGTGTTCCTGCGACATTTATAGCGCCACCAACATAAGCATTACTTGCTATACCTACCCCGCCACTAACTACTAGTCCACCTGTTGCTGTAGTTGTACTTTGTGTAGTATTTTGTACTAGTAATTGAGGGTTTGCTGGAATAACAACATCACCTGATCCATTTGGTTCAATGGTAATATTTTCATTCGGAACAAGACTTGATAGTTTGTTGTCAACACTTACTAATCGTGCTAGTAGAGGTCTTCCAACTGTTCCTGTGTTAATTCTGCGCATGTCTGCTCCTTTATGCTGTTGCTGTTTCTATACCATATACTACAACATTTACGTCTGTACTGTTAGAATAAACAACAATATTTTTTGTTGCATCTAATACAATTCCGCCTCGTTCTAGGCTACCATTGCCTAATAGTTCGGTATCAAATTCTATCCATTCAGCGTTAGTTGGTGTACCAGTAGCTGATGTTGCTACTCGTACATCTCTTGATGCTGCGTTTCTATTTGTTACATTAACAGTTATAACTGCAAATGTGTCTGCGGGTACAGTATACACAGTGGTGTTTGCCGCTGCTGCTAGATCTGCACTTCCTAATATTCCTGTTGCCATTTTCTTTTTCTCCGTTTATCTTAAAAAGTAGTTGTATGCTATTGGTAAACCAAGTACACTGCCTGTGAAGTTTACGTTTGCTTTTATATTTATCTGCTCTCCACTAACTGTTGTAATTTGGTTAGTGTTGATAAAGATATCTCCAGCTGTTACACTGTTAACGTTTAGTGTAGCACCACCGCCACCAATTTGGGCTTCGATGTATGCTTTCACTGCTCTCTGTGTTGGTACTACTGTATCACTATTAGCTGTAAAGAAAGGATCTGTACTAAATTCGCTAATACTTGCAGAGTTACCACCTAGTGTAACTTCACCTAATGATAATTCTTGTAGTCCTGCAATGTTAAACGCTTCTGCGTTCAATGTTGCAACACCAGTTGCTTGTTCAATACTAAACAAGTCACCAACTCTAAAGTTACCATCTTGGTCAGTAGCTGTAAAGAACACTCTTCCGCCATTGTCGTCTTTGGTTTCTTTTAATTGGTCTGGTGCTATAGTTGGTATGCCAGGATAATTAGTAGTTGTAAATCCTCCTGTACCAATATCTAAGAAGTCATGTCCTGTTAGACGTACTTGACTAAATCTAATACGCATTGTTACTCCATTACCATCTACTGGAGCATCTGTAATACTCATATCTGGTGATAGTTGTAAGAACGCTGTTTTGGAACCATCGTTAAGTCCTACTAGTGAAACTGTGTTAACTAGTTTAAAGAACTGTCCTGGTAAGCTATCAAACTCAACGTTTGATCCGTTTACTGGAGTTGCACTTAATCTTCTTACAGCAACAAACTGTCCACTTTGTGTAAAGTCTGCACCACCGTTAGATGTAGTAGCGTCTACTTCCGCACTAGCTGTAATAAATCCTGAACCTCTATTAATAAATGTTGGATTAGCTAATACTCCGTTTCTAATTTTTGGAACTAGTACAACGTCTTCGATGTTGCCTGGATCTGTAACTGTAATTGAAGGTGCTGCACCTTCGTATCCTGATCCTGGTTCAGTCATTCTAACTTCAAATATTTTCTGGTTAGCAACGCCTGCTCTACCTAGTGCCGGAGCACCTCTGTAAATTGCTTTTGCTGTGTTAGATGTATCGTCAACACTTACGAATCTACCAATTGGAACACTTGCGCCAATTGTATGTGGATTACCAAATGCAATCTTTTCACCGATATCAGTTAAGCCTGTTACTTCAGTCCAAGTAACACCGTCGAATGATTCACCTATAATTGTTTCATCATCACTATATGTTATAACAAATACACCTTGTCCGTATGCAATTCCACTTGGTGTAGCTGTTGCACTTGGTGTGCTTGCTGCTACCCATGTTATACCATCAATACTGTATGCCATGTTATTAGCACCTGTATCGCTTGCTAGTGCAACAAATATACCGTTGCCCCATACTACGTCAATCCATGTTTTACTGTTAGGAAGTGTTCTAGCTGTCCATGTTTCACCTGTTGGTGATGTTTGAGCGTTAGTACTTCCTGAGTCAAGTGCAACAAATAATCCTTTACCGTATGTTAAACAATCATAACCAGTTCCTGGTAATGCTGTTGCATATGTGGACCAGTTTGAGCCGCCATCATCTGAGTAAGCAACATCTTGATCTGCATTTGATGTAACAATAAATCTGTTAGTTCCTGCTGCAACATAACCAGTTGCAACATTCATTGCTGTTCCTGCTGTTAAGTCACTAAGTGTTTTATTAGACCATGTAGCTAAACTTTCATCAATACTTACACTAACAATATTTGAGCTTGCTCTTGTTGCTACTGCTGCATGTGGTTTAAATGTTGTTGAACCATCATTTAGTAATGCACTTGCTAAGTTTAAATGATCACCAGTTTGTGTAATTGTTGTCCAACTTGCTGCTGTTGTGCCGTCTACACTTGTATAGAAGTTTCCATCTGCACATGCAATAAAGTAACCTTTACGTCCAATACCTGCAAAGTCAAAGTCAACAACTCCGCCTGCCGCTGTAACTGTGGTAATTGTTACAACAATGTCGTTGTCTACATCTGTACCACCTAAGTTACTACCTTTAATAGTTACTGTTGATAGTCTAGTAAATTCTTGACCTGCACTTGCAACAGTTACATAATATTTTGCACCATTACGTGTTACATTAAATGTTGCTCCACTACCGTCACTGTTTGATTCACTAGCAACAGCAGTATATTGATTTGCTGTTTCAACAAATTCAATATTATTAAAGTCATCTGTTGCAATAGTTTGTACTGTTGATACTGAGTTAGCTGGAGCTGGAATTGTAACTCTTGGTTCAACAACATATGTTGAAGAACTGTTTGGAGCAACAATAGCTGTTCCTGGAACAACATGACTCCATCCACTTACACCGTATCTATTACTTACTGCCGCTAATTTACTTCCTGAGTTGTATGATGTAATGTAACCGTAGTTACCAGTACCTGCACCACCAGTAATATAAATTGCCATACCAACATAAGCACTTGAAATGCTACCGTCTGTAGCCGCTAAGTTAATACTTGTTGTTGATCCTGCCTGTGCTGTGTTTGATACAACAGTATAGTTTGTACCACCAGCGTTACTAGGAGTTTCAACTGTTTCACCAATTTGTATTCTATTAATTCCGCCGTCTCTAAACTCGTCAGCTAATAATGATTCGTTTTCACCTGCACCAAATATATTAATGTTTGCTTCAGTATAATCGTTACCAGCGTGTGCGTATTCTAAACGCTGAAGAGTATCAGTGTCTGTAAACAAGTTACTTATAGTAGCGTTGTACTGTGTTGAGTTATCAACTACTGCTGTTACTGGAACTTCATCTGGATCAACTCCTTCTGCAACCGAACCGTATGTACCGTATGAGTTGTTACCGTTTGTAGCACGAGCTCTTCCGCCTGTTTCACACAAGTACCCAATATGTGAGTAGTATGTAAACACTGACACAAGTTCTGCTCTACCATTGTTAAGCAACCATGCTCCGATACCATCACTAATAACTTGTGTAAAGTCGTTACTAACAATTGAATCATTTCCGCCGTCATGTAGTGCGCCGTCAATTTTCTGACCTACAGCTGCTCTACCAAACGTTGTACAGTTTTGTACATATGGCGAACGTGCTGTAATCCATACACGCTCATCTTTTGGTCCCCATCCTGGATCCAACGATGCATAAGCACCTGCTGATGGTCTACTTGTACCGTAAGCGTTTGCCGGCCCTAGGTCACCTTGTAGTCCGTCCATTGTTTGTAGTCTAATACCAGTACCATTACGTAGGTAGTAGAAATCTTCTTCTTGTGATCCAAGCACACTATTTGCATAGTATCTTGCACCTAATGCTGCTCTATACCACCCAGTGTAGTCAACTGCTAATACACTTGTATCATACGATACTAATGGAGCGTTATATTTCTTATTCCAGTTACGTGAATATGCAGCGTCCCATTTCATTCCGTATACATATTCTCTAACATCTCTTGCACATAATGTTCTATTATAAGCATAAGTGCTTCTAACTTCAAACATTGCACTATAAGTTTTGTCAATGTATCTTACTGTTCTAATAACAATATCATCTGCATTACGTTTAATTTGTATTTGTGCTGCTTTTAAGTCAGCTACTGCACCGTTTACATCTGGATAAGTTGCAGTTGGTAAGCCGTCTAAGTCGCCGTCTGTAATTACATCTTCAACAAGTTGTAGTAGTGTTTGAGAAAGTGTACCTTCTGTTGCACTAGCTGCTGTTCCTGATGTATCTTGGTTAGCTGCGTTTCCTGATGATTTAGTAACAGAAACTTCTCTAATAACTTCGTCAGTTACTACTGAAAGTCTGTTGTATGCCGCCGCTGTTGCTGCACCTTCGCCAGCACCACCTTGGTATACTCCGTCTACATAGTAGCTTCTTGCTGCTTGGTTACTTGCACTTGTACCGCCATACATTATATCATAACGTAGTGCGTCAATTACATAACCAACATCTCTTTCACATTTTGCTACATCGTAACTCAGTGAAGGATAGTTAACAGCAATCCATGCTGTTATTTCAGCTATCATAAATGCTCTGTTAGCACCTAGTTGTGCTACAGCATTAGTTGTGTTTGCTGTTGCTCCTGCTGGTGCTGGATATGTAATTGCATCTGCACTTGCTGGATTTCCGTTTAGAATATCTACTATTTCTGCAAAGAATGCATTTGATCTTGATAGGCCTGTTGTACTTGTTCTTACTTTATAAAGTTCTGCAACTTTAGCTTTTGTAAAGTTAATACCTGCTGTTGTTTGAGCTAATTGAGCTCCTCTACTACTGCCTGCACTTGCTCTTTGATAAGCAAGACCTTGTGTTACAGCATTGTAGTTAGTTCCTAATGTAATATCATAACCTACAGCATCTAAGAAATACCCAGTATCTCTACGACATTTGGTTTTGTTATATTGGAAAGATGATTCAGTAGGATCAAAGGCAAAAGCTGATCCGTTAATAGATGCACTTGCAATAAATGTTGTGTCGCTTTCTATTGATTTAACATAGTATGTTGTACTGTCGCTAACACCAGCTTCAGTAAGTGAATTTGAACTATCATCATAGTTATAAAATTTAATACCCATGTTTGGAGATAACCAGCTTGTATCTGCAACGGTAACTGTACCATTTGCTTCAACTTTTGAAACAGCTGCTTTATAACATTCGTCTGCTTCATTAAGTGCTTCTTGTACAATCCATTCTTTATTAGTTTCTAATTGATATTGTGCATTGTAAATTTCTGGATCTGTTACTTGCTTGTTTGCACCTTCGTAACTTGCTGTCCAAATAATATCGTTAACCCATTCAAATGTTTCTTCAAGTTGTACACTTGTTTCACATTGTTCACTTGATAATACAGCCTGCATCTCTCTCATTGCAAACATGTTAGCTGCAATAGTAGCATCCTTTTGATCTTTAATAGTTTTGTTTCTTGCTGGTTGTCTACGATATGAAAATGCTGTAATGATACTTGCAATATTAGTTCCAAGCATTGCATCATAACGTGCTGCATCAAAAATTAATCCTAAGTCTCTTGTACACTTATCATGATTAAATTTAAAGTCACTGTATGTATCAGTTACATACTGTAGAGTTGTTTTGATATGCCCGTCTCTATTTGTATCAAACAATGCATAATCAGTAGCTGTTTGTCCAGCTTCAGTACTTGTTACTTCAGTAATTGCACTAATTCCTGCAGGACTATCAGCTGTAATAGCATTAGTAACTTCAGTAATAAATGATACAATTAAATTTTCTTCAGTTGCAGATGCTGCATTACCATTTGTACTTTGTGTTTGTGTGTTACCAGTTTGTTTTGTAATTGAAACTTCAGTAATAACATCTTGTGCAACACTTGATAAATGTCCGTAAGCTGCAATAGTTTCTGTTGCTTCACCTGGGATAACACTTGCGCCGTTTAGGTTAAAGTATGATTTAGCAATACGTACTTGAGCAATATTGCCGCCATACATAATATCATGACATAATCCGTCTACAATAAATGCTACGTCTCTTTCGCAACGTGCTCTATCATATACAAATGATCCTGGAGGATTATTGTATGTATTTTCAACATAATTTACAACATCATCAATTATAAACTGTCTGTTTGCTTGTAATAAAGTTTTAGCATTAACAGCATTTGTTGTTGAGTTGTAACTTGGAAAAGTTAATGCATTTTCAGCTGTAGTGCTATTTTGTAAAATATCAATTACTTCGTTATAAAATGTTGTTGTTCGTGTTGTATAAGTTGCATCAGTTAAATCAGCTACTTGTAAATCACGGAACTTTCTAATTGCTCCAACAGTTTGGCTTTTTTGAGCACCTTGTAAATATTCAGATGTTTCTCTTCTGTATGCTCTTCCAGCTTGTATTGCTAGATAATTAGAACCTGTAAGTGTATCATTTTGTGCACCTTCAGATAATATTTCTAAGTCACGTCTACAAATGCCACTGTCATATTTAAAGCTACCAAAGTTTTTGCTAATAAAGTCAATTGTATATTCGCCAACTTGAGCTTTTGCGTTATCTATTGCTGTTGAATCTGCAAATGTTAATGCGTTTGCTCCTGCGACACTTGGGTATACTTCTGCAACTGTTCCCACACCACTATTAATAGTGTCTGTAATATCGTCAAACAAGTTACCAATTGTAGTTGATTCAGTTGCTGTTCCGCCAGTGCCTGCAATTTGTGTTACGTCTGTTTGTAGTACCGGTGTTACTGTAATGTTACGCTGTACAGTTTGTACTAGCTGTTTCATAAATCCGTAAGCTGCAATAGTAGCGGCTTTTTCACTTGCTGCAATTTCTAAAACTGCACCTGTATAATATGCTTCGCCTGCAACAACTGATTGCCAGTTACCACCGTATGTTAAATCGTATGCTATTGCATCTAAAATAAATCCAATATCTTGTTTACACTTTGTACGACTATATTTTAAGTTTGGATAGTTTTCTGTAATATAAGCTGTAGTTTCAGTTTTGATAAAATCTCTATTTTGTAAAAATAAATCACGTCCACGTCCAGCGTTTGCATTTGTCATATCCCATGGCTTAGGAAATTCTGCATATAATTTTTCACCTAGTTGTGCATCAATACTTCTACGTATACCACGTACTTGACGTGTTAAGCCTTCCCAGGCTTGTGGAGTTTCAGCATATGGATATGCTACTGTTTGAGTTAGAGTATTGCCGGTTGTTGGAGCCATTGTTAGCCCCGATGCAACGTTACCTACAACTTGCTCAATTCTTTCTAATGCTTTACTACTATATTTAAAATCGCTTTTTGGTGTTAGTGTTGAGTTTGTAGACTTTCTTGGTTGTACGTTTACAGAACGAAGTTCGTCTCCCATAATACAACATTCAGCTGGAATAATAATAGGAAGTACTTCTCTGTATTGACCAGTTGTAACTTTTATTAATGTTTTCCGTATGCTTCTTGCCGGAATGTTTGTCGCAACCCCTGCGGTAATTGCGTCTGTAATTATTTTCCCTAAACTGGAAATAGTTGCAAAATTAGTAGCCATTAGTATCCTCCGCCCTCGGCATATCCGCCCTCGGGTGTTTCATCTGAATATGTGCCGCCGGAACTACTTCCGCTTATTACGCCATCATATACAACAGTGTCCTGTGCGCCGAGTGCTGTTTCAAAATATTGTGGTACAACTCTAGTTGAGTTATCACCGTTTGTTGTTTGGTAATTTACTGCTGGTGCAGCTTGTTGTAGAACTTTTTCTATTAAACTAATACCGTAATTAATACTAGCAACAGTTTCTGCTTCTTGCCCTAGTGCATAAAATTGTCCTGGATCAGTTACATATGATAGTGCAACTTCTCTTGATTTAACATTTCCGCCGTGTTTTAGATCATATATAAAAGCATCAATAATATAACCCATATCTCTTTCACATTTTTTACTATCATATTTAAATGAAGTAGTAAAAGGTGATGTATTATTAGCAACTTGATAGTCAGTCCACTCAACAATTTCACGTTGTATAAATCTTCTATTCATTTCTAATAATTTTGATGCACCAACTGCTTTAGTTCCTCTTTCAACTTGTTGTGCTGCATATCTAATACTCTTAAATGGTCTATCAATATTTTTTCCGTAAGTTGGAGCAGGTGAATTAGTGCCATGTTCTGCTACATAATATACATCTACTGATTGTCCTAAGAACTCCCAGTTTGGTACACCACTTGAATCTACTGTAAGTATTTGTCCATCTTCGCCAATTGGTAATCTAACTGGTGTTGCACCACTATAGTAAACCATGTCACCTTTAGTAGTTAGTACTGATTGCTCAGTACCAATTGTCATAACATTCCAGTATGTACCTGTAGTATCTTGATCTGGTCTCGAATTATCAGCACCTGCGCCTACACCAGATGAACCGTCGTCACCTTCTGATAAGTGTCCTAGTATACATACGTATGAGTTATCACCGTAACGTACAACATCACCTAATACATAACTTGCATCATCGATCCAAATTCCTTTCCAGTCAAAACCTGTACTTAGTTTTTCCCAGTAAGTAGTATTTGGTGGTGTTTGTGTTCTGTGTGCTAATATACAACGATACATGTAACCGCCTAAGCGTACAGTATCACCTTGTAAGTAATATCTATTTGTTGAATCTTCTTCCCAGTCTCCTTGGAACGTCATGCCACGTGCAAACAATTCCCATTCCGGAGTTCCTGTTGCTGTTGTAACCCAAGTTCCGCCTGAGGTATAAGCACCAAACGCAGTTGAATTAACTGCAATAGTTAATGCTCTATCTGTATAAAGTTTAAAAGTATTAGTACTAACAGCGCCAACATAATAGTTATTTGTATTAAGGTCTGTCATACCAACAACACCAGTAATTGTAATCTGTTTACCGTTGCTTAATTCGTGTAAGTTACTTGTAATTGTAACCGATGCCGCATTGTCAGCGCCAGTGATTACTCCGCCACTATCGCCTGGCTTAGGACCAAGAGTGTCTTCTTTGGCAATATAACTATTACCGCCAAATTGTACAACGTCACCTGGTTGATAACCAATTGCATCGTTCCATTCGTTTTCGTATTGGAAGCCTTCGACAAACTTAGACCATTTTGCACTGTCTACTGCAAATGTTGCTTGTGATGTGTGGTAAGTGTTTACAATCCATAAACTAGCACCAAATTTTACAACATCATTTAGTTTATAACGTATGCTAGGTGCCCAATCATTTTTCCAATCAAACCCTTGATTAAATACTGTCCATTTTGATAAATCAGCTTCTAGTCCTAATGTATCAGTTGCTGCACTAATGTGATATGTATTACAAACATATGTTGAACCACCGTACTTTACTAAGTCATTAGCTTTGTAATCGTATGTTGTAGCCCAATCGCCTTTGTAGTCAAGTCCTGTAGCAAATACTTCCCATTTAGCAATGTCTGGTTCTAAACCTGTACTTGAATCAACTGCAGATGTGTGATCTGTTTTACAGATATAAACTGTTGCTCCGTAACGTACAATATTATCTCTAATATATGCAGTTTGAGGTGCCCAATCGCCTAACCATTTTTGGCCATCAGCCATAATGTTCCATTTGCTAGGAACAATGTCTAAATCAGTAAAGAAAGCTGCTGAGCCAACATGCCCTGTTACACAAATGTATATCTTGCCGCCATATTCTACAACGTCATCTTTGAAGTATGTAGTACCGGTTACCCATGTACTTTTCCATACAAATCTAATTCTACCTAACTTAAACTCTGCCATTTATCTGCTCCACTATTGTATTTATCATTGTTGCCATTAACTCGATCCACCTTGGACTTCTGATACAAATTCTCTTGAAAACAGCATTTGACTTATAATTGTACCTTGTACTGCTGTAAGATTTCCGTTTGCGTCTTTACCACTAAAGTCTACTACTCTCGGAATATTTAGATATCCATCAGTTGTTGTTGATATTTCGTTTGTATCAGTTCCTACTTTTACTGTACCTGCAACAATTCCGTTTGTTTCTAAGTCAGAACCACCAACTGATAATCTATCAGCTAAGAATGTTGCTACAGCTTTTTGCGTAGGAATAATATTATTTGAATCAGCACTAAATGTTCCGTCAGTACTAAATTCGTTAATTACTGCTCCTGATCCACCAAGTCTAACACCACCTAATGATAACTGGCTCAGTCCGTCTAAGTCAAAGAACTCAGCACTAATTGTTACAATACCAGTTGCCTGTTGTACACTGAACAATTCACCTGCTCTAAAGTTACCATCTTGGTCTGTACTTACGTAGAATACTCTACCACCATTAAGTTCTTCAACTTCGTTTTCTGGCGCACTTGTAAAAAATGCTCCGCCAGCATATAATGTTGGATAGTTTGTTTCTTCAAAGTTACCTGTACCAATATCTAAAAAGTCGTGTCCTGTAATTCTACATTGACTATATCCGCTTCTAAGTGTTACTGCTGTACCGTGTAGCATATTATTTTCGTTACGTAGTCTTGGTGTAATTGTAAATTTTACGCTTTTTGTTCCATTACCTGAACCGTCGTCACCTAAGTCAGTAATACCTACACCTGTGTAAAGTGCTAAGTCTGCTGGATCTTCAGTAAGTAGATTTGGTAGTGTTGAAAATCTAATTTGAACACCTGGTCCAGGTACAACATTTACACCGTCAATTACCACTTCATTCTTTTCTGGTATAATATCAGCGTACCCGTCACCTGCTAATGTAATAGTTGAACTACTTGATCTATAACCTGCACCTCTATCAATAAAGGATGGTTGAGATAATACTCCATTACCGTAACGCATGTCAACTTCTAATCCTGTAACAAATGTTGTATCAACAATAGTTAAGCTACATGGATTTGTATCTGAATAACCACTACCTGGATCCCATATTAGAATATTGTTGTATGCTCCTTGGAATATATTTGCTTTAAATTTAGCACGTTTTCCAGCATTCATACTAGTTATACCATTGGATGATGTTTGGTCACCAAATGCAATAAATGTACCTACTGATCCTGGGTTTGCAAATAGTAGTGTTGAGTACAATCTAGCATTGCTATTCATATTACGTTCAGTCCAAATTATACCATCTTCTGTTGTAGCACAACGATCAGTTTCATCTGCTGCTGGTGTCGGTGCTCCTGTTCCAACAATTGACTTGTCGCCAACTGCCATAAACACACCTTGCCCGTATATAAAATCTTTAATCTGTATATCTACACCATCAAGTTGTGGAATCTGTGTTCCTAATTTAAATGTTTGACCTCTATCTAAACTATAAACAGTTTTACCACTAAATGTTACTCCAATAAATCTATTATCTCCGTATGCAAATCCTGCCCAATCATATTCGCCTGCTGGTAACGCATTTAAATATAATGTCCAGGCTGAGCCATTTGTAGTTACAGCTGATTGCTGATCACTTCCTGATAACACAACAAATTGTCCTTGTCCGTATTCAACTTTTTGCCACTGTGCTGTTGTAGAATCATCACTAGCAGGTATAGTTCCTGAAGTCCAAGTAAGTCCGTCTGTACTAGTTGCAACAGCATTACTTCCTTCTGCAATAGCTAAGAATCGACCCCCTCCAAATGCAATATCAGTCCAGTTATCTGTTCCTGGTAAAGCTCTTTGAATCCAAGTTTCTCCATCATATGAAAATGCAACATTACTAGTATTATTTTCTAATGCTACATATGCATCTTGTCCTGCAACAATTTTCCTCCAGTCACCTACATTTGGTAAGTTACCTTCAGTCCAGGTTGCACCATCATCTGAATATGCTGTAAAGTTCGGATCTGCTATAGCAACAGCTCTTTTACCTCTTGTAGTACCTTTGCTACTAAATGTTACAATAGCGTTAGTACTATCATCCGATACTGATAATACTTCTACTTCAATATCGTTTGCAGGAGTTGCTCCGCCAACTGCTGTTCCTAAGATTGTAAGTTTATCTCCAACAGCATAACCTGCACCTGCACCAACTTTTGTTAGATTGTATGCTTGTCCTTTGCGCTCAACATTAAATCTAGCTGCAACAGCTTCGTCGTCAAATGTTTCACCTGTACCTATACCTACAGTTATGTTTGTATAAACAACAGTTTGATAACCCCAAGTTGCTCCAAGCCAGTTTCTTGCTGCTGGTAAGTTTCCTGAATTCGCTGTAAATGTTGGAGCATTTGCAATAATACTTGCTTCAATTCTATAGTTAGTTGTTGAATCAAAATCTGGTACTAAGTCAGTTCCAGGTATAATATGATCCCATCCTGCTGTGCCGTCTGATTCTTTTGTTACTGTCACGTCTCTAGTTACACTATCAAATACATTAAGCTGTGCATATTGTCCTGCACCTCTACCACTAGTAATAATAACACGCATATCTTGAATGTCTGATGTAAACTGAGTCGGGTCGTTAGCATTTAATCTAATAGTACTTGTTGCATCTACAGTAATCTGTGCGCTACTTGCTATAACCTTAAATCCACTACCGCCTTCTGTTCCTGAACCTTTTGTATTAATAAGTCTTGGTTCAAATACTCCGCCGTCTCTAAAATCAACATATTCAACAGTAGCATTATCGCCAGCACCAATAATAGTTGCTGTTGCATTTGTATACTGTTCGCCTGTGTTTTCGTACTGGAATAAAAATAATTCGTCAGCTGATCCGCCAGCAAAAGCACTTTCAACAATAGCTTCGTTTACTCTGTTGTTTACTGTTCCTGCATCCGGAGTTTCTAAAGGATCGTTACCGTCAGCAACTGATCCAAAGCTACCGTATGAGTTGTTACCGTTAGTAGCACGTATAACACCACCTGATTCAGCTAGATATCCAACCGCACAATAGTATGTAAATACTGACACTAGCTCAGCTCGTGCATTGTTTAAAATATGTGCGCCAATACCATCACTTAATACTTGCGTAAAGTCATTTGATGTCATTGACTTATTACCGCCATTGTGTAATGCGCCGTCTACTTTTTTACCATAACAACGTTCGCCGATATTTGTTATACCCTGAATGTAAGGTGATCTATTAGCAATCCAAACTCTTTCATCAGCCGGTCCCCAACCTGGATCAAGTGCAACACATGCACCACCTGTTGGTCTTTGATAAATGTCGTAAACTCCTGGAGGATTCAATCCACCAGTTAGTCCTTCAATGGTCATTTGGCGTAAGCCTGTTGTGTCTCTAACTCTAAACATATCAGTTGTACCAGACCCTGTTACAGCTCTTGCATATCTGTTAGCAGCATTAATAGTACCGTATGTTCCTGGATATTCTATATCTCTTATCATTGCTCGTATAAAACTTTGTACGTCATTTCTAATACGTAATAAGTCACCAGTAAAATCTGGGAATACTGTTCTAATATATCCGAAACAATCTTGCACAATGTATTCTTTATTTTGATCTAAAATTGCAGCTGCATATGTTAATCCAGTATCTGTACTTTTTGTGTTAGTGCCACTCATTACAGGATCTGTTGCTCCGCTTGCTGATAGGAATTCAATTCTGTTAAAGTAATCTAATTTACGCTGTGTTATTAATACATATGCATCGTTAGATCCTGATGGTAAGTTTCTTTTTTGTTCAATAGTATTTCCGCTTTGTGAAACTACTTCTTGGTTTACTACAATTTTCTGTGCTATACCTATGAAGTGTGAAATAATGTTATTATGGAATGCTGTGTCGTTTTGATAATCTGCTATGGGTCCTGTAGCTGCTATCGTAGTTGCACGTAATTCGTCGCCCATAACAACACATCCTGCTGGAATACTTATAGGTCCAATTTCTTCAAATCTTCCTGTTGATACTGCAACTTTAGTTGGTACTAGTGGATTAAAATTATCTTCAATCCATTCACATGCATGTCGTACTGTACGGAATGGGGTTTCTGGTTCTCTACCATATGTTTCCTGGTCTTTGCCATTTAATCCAACATATACAACTTGATTTTCAAAATCTCTGTTACGCCAAAATATTTCTTGTTCAGCTGTTACACTTAATATTTGATTTGTTTCGCCAATCCCTACTCTTGCATCTCCAAGTGTACTATCGTCTTCGTAGTTGTCTTTTCTCCAAGCACCATATGTGAGTAAATCACCTTTGGTTGTAAGTGCCGCTGGCTGTCCTGCTTGTACTGTTAAATCCCAGTAATTATAAATTCCTACAGCAAAGTCTCCTGGTGCATTTTCAAAATTAGATGCATGTTCAAAGTTAGCTGTATATGTACTACCTAAGTGATAAACAACATCGCCTCTTGAGTAGTATGTATTATTACCCCAAGTTCCGTTCCATTTTTGTCCTTTAGTAAGTAAGTTCCATACTTCTGGATCTAGGTCAGTACTTGCACTATCTTTGCCATCTTGTAATCCTACATCTCTTACTGCTTCATATAAATAACCACCACGCTGTACAATGTCGCCTGCTTGATATTCGTTTCCTAATGCCCAATCACCAGCAAAGTCGTTACTTTTAGCTAAGACTCTCCAGTTAATTGTAGAGTCGCCACCTAAATCTTGTGATACAACTTTACCTTGTGCATCAAGAACAGTAACTAAACTTGGTTGACTGTCTTGGTTATTGTTTATGGCACTGTATAAAAATCCGCCGTATCTTACAATATCACCTATTGAATAAACTACTAACGATGACCATTCATTTTTAAATGCAGTACCCGGAAATGTAATTGTAAAGTTTGTATTGTCAATTGAATTACCTTCTGATGTATGCGTAGTATTACATTCGTAAATTGCTCCACCAAATGATACTGTATCATTAACTCTATAAACTGTGCTAGTTAACCAAGCATTGCGCCATTCTTTTCCTGGATGAAAAATGTCCCAGCAATTAAAATTAGGATTAGCATCAATGCTTTCTTCAAGTGTTGTGCCTGCATCGTGTGCAAGTTTACAACGATATACTATACCGTTATATTTTACTAATGCTCCTTCGCCGTATCCTGTACCAGCAACCCAATTACCTACAAAGTCTATACCGTCTCCAAAGTCTTCCCAATTAGTTAACTGTGTTGCAAAGTTAGTAGAGGTATGCGGTTTAATACATAAGTGTAATTTACCGTTAAATAAAACTATTTCTCCTGGAACGTATTCAACACCAATAGTATAATCGCCGCTAAACGTTTTACTACTAGTCATTACAATCCAATATGGTGCAGGTGCAGGAGGATTAGATCCTGGAAGTATTCTTGCTAATTCATTTCCAAATTCTGTACTTGAAGAATGACTTACAATACATACATAACTTTTACCGCCGTTGTAAACAATGTCGTCTTTTAAGTATTCAGTACTTATAGCCCATTGGCCCTTCCATGTATACTTAAACCTGTCTAACTTAAATTCTGCCATCTTAGTATCCTATCTGTTCGCTACTTGAGTTTACAAGCACTAGTGAATCGTCACCTGATCCGTATCCCGGTGAACTTACTTTATCCGGGTAAGTATATGCTTCTGAAATTCTTTGTATAAAAAACCCTGTTTCTTCTTCAATGTAATATAACAAACTTCTGTTTTCCCATTTAAATTGTTGGTAACGTAAGTTTGGATATAACTGCTCATGATCAATATCAATGCCGTCTAAGAAATCAATACCTTCTTCAAAGTCTGGATAGTTTTCTGATGCAATACCTAAGTCGTTAACAATAACAACATTTTCCTGACCTAAACGCAACTGATCAAGTTGTTGTAAAAATAATTCGCCGTCTTCGTTTCTACGTAGACCATAAAAATATCTTTTAATAAATCCTGCTGCTACATCACTTGGTGTTGTTCCTATATAATACATTATGTAATCTCCACGTAACTAATAATAACGTCTACTGAATCGTCAAGTGTTGCTGATACATACATTGCATTACTAGTTGCTAATATTAATTTTTCGCCGGATGATACTGCACGTAAACTTGTGCCTGAAGGAAGAATAGAATCTTTTAAATAAAATCCTCTTGCGCTATCCTGGCTTTGTAGTTCTACGTTAACATACACGAACTTATCAGTAAGATTAGTAAAACTTAATCCAATTACTGTTGCTCGTGTAGCACCATTAGTTTCAATAACTTTTACTGGTGTTGTTCCTACGTTTTTTACTACTTCATTTCTAAAAAAAGTTGCCATCTATATTTCCTTATCCCATAAATAAAACATTTTCAATTGCAATGTTTGTTGCGTCGATTGAACTAACCGCTCCGCTCAAACCTGCTACACTAGTCCAAATACTACCATCAAAAACTTCAACTCTAAGATCAGCTGTGTTAAAACGTATCATGCCTATTTCAGGCGTTGCTGGTCTATTTAATGATGTTCCTACTGGTATAACTAATCCGTATGATCCGTCGAATTTATAATACGCATTAACTCCAGTTTTTTGGAACTCCATTATGCCTTGAGGTACTGTATGTGTTATAGTGTTGTCTTTGATAGCAAAATTATCAATTACAACTGAGCCTGTTCCGTTGGGTGATAAAACTAAGTCTAAATCTCCCGACGTTGTATTTATCACATTACCATCTATGCGAATATTATCTATTTCAATTTGATTTGCATTAAATCCGTTAGCATCTACACTAAAAACTACATCATTTTTAACATAAAATCTAATTATATCGTCGTTTGCGCCTTCTGTTAATTCAGCTGTGATTCTAGTATCTCCGTTGATATCCTCAACACCTTTTAGGTTAAACCAATTAGTTCCATTAAATCCTTCAAATCTTGCTAATTCACTATTGTAACGTAGTTCTCCTGCTACGCCAGCTGTACGTTGTGCTGTTGTTCCTGTTGGAAGTCTAATTGCTCCTGATGAATTAAAATTAATTAATTCTGAACCAGCGTCAAATACCATATCGCCTGTAGTTGAAATATTATTTGTTTCAAATGTAAATCCTTCAGCTACAACACTACCTGTTCCGTTTGCACGTAATTCTAAATCTGCATTAGATGATGTAGTTGTAATAACATTTGTATTAATGTTAACATCATCAACTTGTAATTCTGATACCCAAAGTTTTGACCAACTATTTGTATTTGTTCCTAAACTAAATGTGTTTGTACTACTTGGTACTAAATTACTATTAATACCTGCTACAATTTCTATACTATCTGTACCTTCATCACCAATAGTAATATTTCCGCCAATAGTTACGTCACCGCTAACATCTAAGTTACCAGTAATATCTACGTTGTCTAATAGATTAATTACTCCGCTACTACTATTAAGATTAATATCACCTACGGTACTTGATAATGTATTTCCAGTTAGTCTTAAATTTCCAACATCAATGCGTGATCCGTTTATAAAACTAGTATCTCCGCCTGTTGTAAATGTTGCACCTGTTGTTAAGTCAACAGTAAGTGCATTTGCTGTGAAACTAACAGTACCGGCATCTTGGTTTACATAAAATAATTCACCAACTCTAAAATCACCTTTATGGTCAACTGAGTTATATCTTACTTTTGCGTTGTTTAATTCGACAACTTCGTTTGCTTGTATTACTGTTCCTGGGTCGTTAGTAACTTCTTTTCCGTTACCAATGTATGCCAAATTTTGTCCAATTGCATATACAATAATACCCGGGCCGTCTCCGTAAATACCAAAGTTACCATATACACATGCAGAACCAATCATTCTTATTTCTGCACCAAAGTCGGCTAAATCTACATTTTCTATTGTTGTTGCTGTTGCACCTGCACCATTTGAAATGCTTTGCGGAGTTGTGTCAAATCCAATAAAGTTTGTGTTCTTTCCATCTACGACAAGTATATCATTATCAACACTTTCAACTGTTACAGTTTGTACAGTACTTGCATCAGCTGATGTAAATGTAACTGTATCTGCGGCATTAAATGTGCCTGTTATTCCACTAAGTCTAATACGTGTTTTACCATCACCTTTTAGACCAGTTGCTCCATCAAGTGCGTGTATTCCTTTATTAGCAAAATATGTAAACGAGTTTAGCCATTCTATTCTAACGCCGTTTGTTGCTGTTAATGCATCAACCCCTGGTGTGATAAATGTTACACTATGGAAAAGCATGCTTGCTTCTTTGCTTGCTGCATTTGCAACTGATCCGTCAGCTAAAATACCTCTACCAGCATCTCCTTGATTGAACCCTCTTGGATCTTCTGCTGTTGTTACACTACCTGCTGTAATAACTGTAATATTTTTTATGTAAGGTGATCTTGATGTAACTGTAATATTATTTGCAAATCTAAATGCATAACCTGGACTAAAAAATCCTGTTATTGTTAAATCTTCAACAGTTGTTTCGCCGTTTAATAATATAGCATCATTACTGTTAGTTCCTGCTGTAGGTTGTATTGTAACTGATCTTATTCCAGCACCTTTTAAAGCAACACCAACCGGAATAGTTAATGGAAATACTTCTGTATATACTCCTGGAGTTACCATTACAGTATCACCTGTTGTTGCTAAACTTAGTCCTTGTACAATGCTTGCTACTGGATCTTGCGGATGTGTACCTGTATGAGCATCGTCTCCGTTTTCACTTACATAAATTATATTACCTTGTCTAAGTGTAAGATCAATATCACCTATACTTAAAGCTGTAGTGTTTACAGTGTCAGCATATAAATTATTTACATGCACGTCATTCCAAATTCTTCCAGCTTCACCTAATGTGTAGGTATTAGATTGGTCAGGAACAATATTACTTGCTATATCTGCGTTGATAACAAGATTATCAGTATCAGCGTCACCTAGTGTAATGTCACCATCAGCTGTGATATTGCCAGTAGCATGGATATTGCCAGTGACATTCATATCAGAATGTACATGTACTTCGCCGGTGCCGTTTGGTCTAAATTCTAAATTAGCACTAGAATCGTTAGTGCTTATTACATTACCCTGAATGTCAATGCCATCAATTCTTGCTTTGTTTTGATAAACTATGTTATCAAGAGTACCTAAGTTTAAATACTGTTCTGAGGTACTGATTGTATTGCCAGTTACATTAATATTTGCTATGTCTAAATTATTATCAACATTAATATTAGTACTTCTCATTGTACCAGTAATGTCTAAATCGTATTGGGGAGATGAGTTTTTAACACCAATGCGCTGATTGTTTACATCTAAATATAATAAATCTGTCTCAAATGCTAAATCTATTCCATTACGAATAAGATTCGACTTTAAGAGCGGACCCGATATGCGACCTACAGCCATTTTTTCTCCTTATACGGGCATCCTGTGCCTCCAACCTGTTCAAGCATTATGCTTCTATCGCTGGTTGACCGCGGTTTGTAAGTGCAAAACAATGGTCGCTGTTTTGCATTATTAGTATTTAGTTGTATTTGTAATTTTAGGTGTGTTATCCTAGGACAATGGACCAAATATTAACCTGGTCTTCTTGATACTCTATAGTTACACTTTCCCCAGCACCTGTAGCTGGGATCCATTCTTGGAATTCACCTTCTTTGTTATCAACGCCAGCATACACTTCTAGAGCTTTTACGTCTGCTCTAGCATTGAATCTAGTATCACCAGTTTGTGGATTAGGCCCTCTAGTGTCATTACCACCACTTGGCATAACTATTCCTGACGCTCCTCTAAATGCAAAGTACCCGTCATCGGTTACAAATGTCATAGGTCCGCCGTCAGTTATTTCTAAAATGTTATTTTTTATTTTTAAATCTTCTTGTACAAATTTGCCGTTGCCGTGCATAGCAAATTGTAAATTACTATTTGATACTTCTGTTGAAATAGTGTTGCCATCTAATTTAATATCATCTACACTAAGAGCTCCAAATAAGATACTGTCGCCTGTTATGTCTGCCATTAATGTAGAAGAATCTATTGCATCTACTGCTCCATTTACTATAAATCTAATGTTGTTTGATGTAGGATCAGCTGTTACGCTAGTAAGTCTGTCTGAAGAAAATATACCGTTAAATGTTATTGGAGCATTGATAGTTTGTCCTTCAAATCTGTTTGAATCTGTACTGTATCTAATTGATCCTATTGCAGGCGCACCAGAAGAATCAGCGTTTAACCTTTGTCCGTCTGTGCCTGTAGGCAATTTAATTGATCCTGTAGTTGCAATGTTAAAATTAGTATTTGTAGTAAAATTTAAATCATCAGCTCTAGTAAAAAGTTTATTTTCATCTACAGCTATATCTTCTAATAATACCGCGCCAGTGCCTTGAGCTCTAAATTCTAAATCGTTATTTGTTTCAGTAGTTGTTATAAAAGTATCCTGTATCAACACATCATCTGATTGTGCAGCACTTAACCAGGCTTTTTTCCAAGTCTTACTTGCAAGTCCTAAACTATATGCTCCACTAATATCTGGTACAATATCTTGATCAATTTCTTGTGCAAAGCTAATTGTATCATTGGCATCATTACCGAATCCTATTGCACTTCCACCAATTGTAAAGTCTCCTGACATTACAACATTACCGGTAACATTTGTATTGTCTAAAAAGTTTATTATTCCTGCTGCACTATCAACATTAATACTTCCTGGACTACTAAACAATGTATTGTTTGTGATTATAAGATTACCTGTTGATGCTTGTGCGCCGTTTAAAATACTTGTAGATCCACCGGTTGTAACATTAATTCCGTTGAGTGCATTTACTTGTGCTTCTGTAATAACTATACTTGATTCGCCACTTTCTAAATCAACAACAAATTGATCTCCAACTCTAAAATTACCTAAATGGTCAGTTGACGAAAAGTAAATATTGCCACTGTTAAGCTCACTGGTTTCTTGTGTTTGTAAAGCTCTACTAGGATCATTGTCCAAGAATTTACCACTTCCGATATATCCAAAGTTGTGTTGTATTAGATACATAATAGTATCTGCACCGTCGGCTACTGCTCCGTAATTTCCGTAAACGTTTGCTGAACCAATAGACCTAATTTCAGCTCCAAACTGTGTTGTTGATCCGTCTGTACTTAAATGACCAGTTACTCCTCTAACAGCATATAATCCTCTGTTTGCAAAATATGTAAACGAGTTAAGCCATTCAACTCTAACACCATTTGTCATAGTAAGTGCATCAACTCCTGGTGTGATAAATGTAACGCTATGGAATAACATACTTGCTTCTTTACTAGCACTTAAAACATTTGCTCCATCAACCAATGCACCTTTACCTGCATCACCTTGTGCAAAACCTCTAGGGTCGCTTGCACTTGTTACACTACCTGCTGTAATTACTGTTACGTTTTGTATGTAAGGACTTCTACTACTTACAACAGTATTAGATGCAAAACTAAATGCATGCCCTGGACTAAAGAAATCTTTTATAGTAACATGTTGAACGGTTGATTCGCCATTCATTAAGAAACAGTTATTTGTATTTGTTCCTGCTGTTGGTTTAATAATTACACCACGCATGTTATGTCCAACTACACTTACGTTAGTTGGTATTTCTAAAGGAAATACTTCTTCGTATTCTCCAGGAAATATATGTATTTCGACTGGTCCTTGTATACTTGCATCAGCTCTTGCTAGTGCTGCTTTGATAGTAAGCATAGGACCTTGTACATTGTCTCCTACTGCTGAATCACTTCCGTTTTTGCTTACATAAAATATGTTACCTACACGTAATCCAAAATTTGCTGTCTCAGCAAGAATAGCACTTGCTTGAACGGCTTGAGTATTAACTAGGTTAGTATGTAATTCACCCCATTCTTTGCCAGCACTACCTAAATCATATGTGTCTGTAGTATCAGGTAAAATGTTATTTGGTATGTCAGCATTAATAACTAAATTATCTTCTGATCCGCTACCTAATGTAATATTTCCGTCAAGGGTTATGTTAGATTGTGAATGTAACCCGCCAAATACTTCTAAATTAGTAGGTATTTCTGTTGTACCTGTGCCGTTTGGTCTTAGATCAATATTTGAATTTGTATTATAACTTTTAATACTATTATCATTAATTTCAATTTGATCTGTTGCTAATCCTGATAAATTTATTGTTCCGCCAACAGCTGCTTGTAATACAATTGGAGAATCTAAGGAATTAATGTTACTTCCGTTGCCCCAAGTAAGATTTCCTATTTGTAATTGTGTAGATGCGATCATACTAGGCATCTTAGACATGCCTAATACTTGTACTTCGTCAGTTGTTGTGTTTGAATTGAATCCTAATTTAAGAGCTGTTGCATCTAAATGAAGGAGAGATGTATCACTAAGTGTGTTTTTAACATTTAAATTAATTCCGTTACGTTCAAGATTTGCTGCTAATAACGGTCCGGATATTCTACCTACTGCCATGATGTCTCCTTATGCAGTAGTATTTATTGCTTTACTTGTCAAAGTTATGTAGTACAGTAATAGGTTTTGTTAAATCTGGAGCTGATCCAAATTTAATATACCAGCCGTCTGCATATGGTTGATTAGGACCGACTAAATTTCCGCTTACACTCTGTACTAACGTATAGTTTGTTGTTGCTATTTGAAAAACATTTTCTACAAATACAAGAACATTTTGAGCTGCTGCTGGAACTGGATAATCTGCATCACCGCTTGCTAGTGGTCCAAAAACAGTTTCTGTTGCATCTCCGTTACCTAAATTTTGTTGCGTAATACCCGGATCTTGATTTGGTTCTTTAAAACGTATTTCTCTCCAGGCTCCGTTTTGATATGATTCAAATTGATCATCGTCAGTATTATATCTTAGATGTCCGTTATTTGGAGTTGTTGGTCTTTGTGCTTCAGTTCCTTTAGGAACAAGCATAGTATTTGTACTATCAAAAATAACCTGACCATTGACATCATACTTAACTCCGTTTCCGTAAATATTACGTAGGTTAGTATTTTGTGCTTTGAGTAATCTCATTATTACACTTCCAAATAACTTATTGTTACAGCAAGATTAGTTAAATTTGCTCCAATATCTGGTGCAGCAACAAAGCTAACTAAATCGCCAGCTTCTAAAACTATTCTTTCTGAATCAAATGTAAATGTTTCTCCTGCTGGTAGTACTAAATTGTTTACAATTCTAGTCACAGAGTTATTAAGTGCTACTCCGCTTGGTAAAAAGTGTAAATCAAAGTTTGCAGAATCAACGCTACTATTATTACAAACCATTATATTTGTAATAGCATATCTTTTACCTGACGGTACTGTAATAACATCTAGTTGTGTATTTGTTAGTTGTGCGTTTACGATTGCCATATTGTTTCCTTAAAAGAGCATTCCGAACAGTAATGCTCTATTTTTACTTACTAGTTCGTCTGTTACATTGTTTTTATTTACATAATATAAGCCAACATTGCCTTCACTGTCGGCTGTATTTTTTGAAAATATTTTTATTCCATCACTAGGTACTGAAGGTGTTGCTGATAGATCATCGTCAAAAGGAGATCCAGTTAATACCATTGAATCTTTAACTATAACAGATCCTGTTCCAGGTGCTGATAAAAATAAATCATCATCTGATATTGTAGTAGATATTTCATTTTTTTGTATTTTTATATCAGCAAGTTCTAATCTGTTACTATAAATATTTCCAATCAAAGTATTGTCTACTTTTATCTCTACTGTACTTTCAACTCCGGTTGTGTCTTGATCTCTTGTTTTTACAGAAGTATCATTATCAACAATACCCGGCTGTAAAATATTTGCAAAACTATATGTAATATAATCCTGCACAGATTTTACTGTTGTTAATCCATCATCATTTAATGATACAACTCCGCCACCTGGGTCAGTAATTACAAAGTCATTTGCAACAGCATCGAACGCATAATTAAAAATATTACGTTCATAATTTACTGTACCACTAACATCTATCATAGATGCTGGTGTTGTAATATATAATCGTCCTTCGGCATTAATACTATTTGTTGCAAAAGGCAAAGTTGTTCCTGTTGCATCTTGTAATTTAAAAGATCCTGTTCCGCTTGATCCGCCTGTGGCAAACGGTGTCTGTTCATTAAAAACTATTCTTGCTGCAGGTAGTGAACCTCTATCAATTTCTACACCTGCTATATAACCAGCTGATGCACTTATTCCTGCACCAGACTCGCCTTCGTTTAGTGTAATAATATTATCAGCAATAGTAGTAACGGTTGATTCTACTGTAGTTTGTGTTCCTTTTACTTCAAGATCACCGTTAATAACAATAGTTCCTTGAACAGCAGAATTACCATCAGTAGTATCTAAAGTAATAGTGCCTGCTGCTCCATTACTAACAGTAATTTTATAATTACCACCAGTTACTTTTTCTATTTTTGACATTTACAAATCCTTAAATTGTTGTGGGGAACTTGCCCCCACAACATTTATATCTTACTTTAAGTTGCTTGTGCATCAACAACAATGCCGCCACTTTCAGTCGCCGCTTTAGTTGCTACACCATCTGATGTATAACCAGTAAAGCCACTACTATCAACACCATCTAATTCGAAAGTGTTAGTTGTTTTATTTGCCACTGTGTATGCAGTTTCAAGGTTAAGCTCAACCATTCCAACTACGCCACGGATAGATACTTTATCTCCGTTGCTGAAGCCGTGTCCAGTTGCTGTGATAACACATGGATCTGCCGCTGTTGCACCTGAAATAACTTTTTCAATTGCTGAACTTGTTCCTGTAGCTGATCTTGCCCACTTGTGTTTTGTTGCGCCTTCAAGTTGCATTTTTCTGTTGAACATTTTTGTAATCTGTTTAGTAACACCGTCACTGTCAGTTACGTTAATGCAAAATTCACTAGCACCTAAACCTCCAATTGACTTGTTAACCAATGTACAAGTTTCTGTTTTGTTTCCATCAGTAACAATAAATTTATTTGTTGATCTTTGTTTTACAATGTGTGACTCAGTAGTAATTTCTCCACCAGCTGCAAATTTAACTGCTGTTACTTGGATTTTACCGGCTCCGTCACCAATGTGTTTTTTATTAATTGGTCTTCCCATTTGTTTTCTCCTTTTAAAACGTTCTAGGTTTACGCAGTGGGTCATTTCTGCATAAGTCCGCATGATGCGGCACGATTATTGACACAAGTATTTATCAAATAGATTAAGTACGGTGTTTTAGTTTCTCTAGTACTAGTTTTTCTACAATATAAAATGAACTAACGTATAACAGTGTGCTCAACAACGTCATATGAAAGAACGGTATTGCCGCTATATAACATGTTAATAAGCCTGCAAGAGTTAGTCCGTAGTATCCACTAGTCCATATTGCAAAGTTAGTTATAACAAAAAACAATATAGGACCCGCAAATGTTATTGATAACAGTTTAATTTTTGTTGCTAGTAGCGTACACATTATGATACTACTATAAGTCCATATCATGTAACCATGAAGTCCCCAATATATATCTGCTATAAACATAGCAAGTAATATAGCACATATTGCCGTCGGAATGTGCTTTATAATTCTTGGAGCAAAAACAGCGACAGCAATAATAGGTGTAAAATTAGGTGGGTGTGGTATAATTCTACTAAGTGCTAATACAAATACAAATCCTAAAAACCAATATATATTATTCATTACATTACTATTCTAATACCAGCCTGGAAGTTTATTCCCATTTGGTTGTATCCATCTGGTTGTTCATACTTCTCATCTGTAATATTATATAGTCCTAGATAAAACATTTTGTTTTCATGTGTTTGATTTAATTCTAAATCAAACGTAGTTATACTACTTTTATCTATTGTTTTAAAAGTTGAACTATCGATGTCTTTGTGGTCACCATAATAATTCATTGACGCTTTGTAATTTAGATCATCTATATTTTTAGAAATACCGGAACTGTTAGTCCAAGCAGGTCTACGTAACTTTTCATCACCGTTATTTAATTTTGCTTCTGTATAAGTTACATTAGAATCAAAAATATACCCGCTATAATCTTTACTATAACTTACTTCAGCACCTTTGCTTGTTCCGCCGCCTGTAATATTAGTATATGTAGAATTAGCATATGTGATTGAATTAGTTTCTTCAATATAAAATAATGCTGTATCAAAGTTGCCTATCTTATAACCTATTTCATATGAGTCAATATCTTCAGCATTTAAGTTTGGATTACCATTATATCCATAACTGTCTATACCATACATTTCATATAATGTTGGTAATCTATAACCTTGTGAGTAACTTGCTCTTAAATGATCAAATGATATTCCTATTCTTGAACTAAGTTTGCTATCAAAATCACTAATGCTATCATATCTACTACTAAAACTTAGAACAGTTCCTAGATAGTATTCTTTATCAACTTCAAAGAACAATCCTGAAACATATCTATTTTCTTTAACACTACTTTGATAACTGTTTATATTTGTTGCAAAGTCTGCACTTGCTTCATTGTATTCCCAACCTACGGAATAATCATATGAGTCTTTATTAAAAGTATGCTGTGTTAAATATGTATTACTTTCACTGTTGTATTTGTCAACTACTCCGTTTTTAGTATATGTTCTATCATGTTTACTATTGTTTAGGACTACTCTTGTATTTTTGGTTTGGAAATCTATTTGGTTGTTATTCCATTCCCAATCACCTGTATAATTTAATACATCTGCTGATCCGCTATCAAGACTCATATCATTTTTGTCTTTAATTTTGTTTAGTTTAAGAATGTATTTGTTTCCTATGTAATCATAACCAATATTAAATGTATTTGCTTCATGTGGATCTTTTTCTTCACCTTGTGCGTATACACTTACACCATCTGTTGTTGTTTGATTAGCAGTAACTTTAAAATTATGTCTATCAGTTTGATCTTTATCAACTACACTTATTTCTTTGCTGATAAGATTATTAGAGCCTATACTAACATCTATATAACTATTTCCATATGTACTTGAGTGCATATCAATAACACCGCCTGCCGCATTAGGCCCGTGTGCGTTGCTCATAGGACCCTTTATAACTGTCAAATAGTCTATTCCTATCAAGTTATGTTGACTAAAATCATCTGCTCCACTAGGTGTGCTATGGTCTTTGATTACAATTCCGTTTAACGTAATTAAACTGTGATCGCTTTCGGTACCTCTAATAAACAAACTACTTGATTGTCCTGGAGGTCCATTTTGTACAATACTAACTCCATTAGTCGTTTCAACTGGAGTGTCAACACCTATAATATCATATGAATATGTTCTAGTTGCTAAGTCACTTGCTGTTCTTGGAATTGTTATTGTTATTTCTAAAGGTTCGGCCAAACTTTGGCCACAAAAAAACACGGTAAGAACCGTGACTAACAATATTATTTTATTCATAATGTATTTTATATTCTAAAGAAAGATTTGTCAAGAAAAAAGACTCCAAAGAGCCTTTTTAAAATATAAGCAAAATAGGTAGGACTTGGGTACACCTACAAGCACGGACCGAAATACCATTTCTAAACCGTACAACCTGTCCCCGCGGGTTAGTGCGATGTGACTCAGCGTATTTCTACTACCAAGCCTGGGTACCACCCCTGGACAGTCAAGTTCGACTCTTTTGGTAGGAGCCTCTTCCTTGCACTATAAACAAAAAGTAATTAGTTTTTTGTTGCTTATGTACTTAATATAACAGACTTTATTCATAAAGTCAACCTCTTTTTTACCAAAATATTAAATTTTTTGTAATCTAGGGTCTGTACTAAGTATGTTCTTTTCAGCTCTTGGTCTAGATAAACGATTTTCAGCCATTTTGCGTATTATTGCTTTATGTGCTAGTTCGGTTTTTCTTTTTTTGCGAGCTATTTCGAAGTCTTTGTAGTTCATTGACACTCTCCTCGTTAAAGTTAAGTGCGTTCCTTCGCTAATGCTACTTCCGGGCTTGACGCCTGAACGTTGTATTATTATTTAGTATCTAGAACCTGAATAAATTCATTTTCTCTATCCAAATATTTGAAGTCGATCTTTACTGGATCAAACTTATCTAGTGCATCAAATACTATACGTGTGTCTAAATCACCACAAGTATAGACATCTAATTGGATTAATTTTGGCGATTGTTCGTCCCATATGTGTATTGCTACGTGTGATGTTTCAATAATAGTAACACAAGTAAATCCTTTGTTACCTTCTATATCACAATACTTAACATAAGGTCCCATCATAATCTTCATACCAATGTCTCTAATTAAATTAGAAGCCCAATCAGTAATAGTTTGTTCGCATATTGGAGGATTACTTACTTCTGCTCGTACTATTAAATGTTTATGTTTCATAAGTTTTTGTTTATGTATAATTTATACCTTATTTGACACAAAAAGTCAACCAGAAAATTTAGTCAAAAAAATAGGCGCCGTAGCGCCTATTTTAGTATTTCTATTTAACGACTTAGCTGAAGCTTACGTTAGCAATGCTAACACGAGCTAGATAGTCTGCTGCGTTACCTAATGAACTTGCAGTGTTGTTTAGCTCAACATATCCGTATCTAGTCATGAAACTCACAACTGGCTCGAATGATGTTGGATCTAATACAACGCCACTTGACATTAGTGGGATATATGGGCAATAGAACGCTGCTGCGTCTGATTCGCTTGATCCTTTGTAACCTACAAGTACGTCTTGTGCATCAGCAGCATATGTGTTTACATATACTTTCATTGCATTGTTTAAAGTACCAACCATTTTAGTGTTAGTTGGAGCTTCAAAAGTGCCTTCAGTTGTTCTTGCAAACGCTGAAGTTGTTGCTGATTGAAGTACTGTTAATGCAAACGGACTCACAACTGCCCAGTTACCTGCGCCTCTACGTGTACGTTGTGCAATTTTGTTACTTGCGCGGTTGATCATAACTGCTAATGCAGCATGCTCGTCACCTACGAAAGTAGCTGTACCTGACACACCAGCTTGATCATACTGAGTATCTGCTTCAGCTGTTCCTGCTAATGTATATAGGCTACCAAGTACTTCTTGGTCAATCTCAGCTGTAATTTCTTGAGCCAAAGCAGCCATAATTTCTGCTTCAACATCAATACCATGCTGTGATTGTGCGTCTTGTGCAGACTCAAAAGTCCAACGAGCTGATAGCTTTCTGGATTTTGCTTCTACAGTTTGCTTCAAGATTTGAATTGACATCTTGTTACCAGCTTCACCTTCTAGTGCTGCTGTTGATGCCGCTGTTCCTGCTGTTGCACCTGAGTACGCTTCAGCAATCTTGAACGGTGATAGTGCTTCTTCACCAGCTACAGTACCGCTTGCGCCTGTACCTACTGTATCCGAATAACGAACACGTAGCGTGTGAATTTGCCCTACTGGGCCAGTCATAGGCTGAACACCAACGATTTCATTAGCAATGACTGTTGGCATTACACGTCTGATGACGGGTAAAATAACTCTGTTAAGAGTTGCGACGTTACCGGCGGATGTTGCGCCTGCGCCTGCAGTTTCTGACAAATACTTACGTGTATTTTCCAGTGTTGCTGACATTACAGATTTCTTTGTGCCTGATAGGCCTTCAAGAAGTGCGCTCTTGGTATCCAGCCAGCGACTTTCTAATAGTTCTGACATAGTTTTCTCCTTAATTTAAACCAGCTAAACGTCTAATGTCAACGACATTATCGTCTTGCTTTGAACTAACGTTAGTTTGTTTTCTATTGCCTGTGATTTCTGTGCCTTCTGTAATTACTGCCTTCTGCTTCGCTGGAGATTTACCATCAATTACTGACGGTAGGTACTTGTCAAATGCAGATTGTAGTCTGTTTGTTTGTACTGATTCCAGTAAATCTGTCATGATTTCTTGTTCTGCTCTGTTTAGTGGGCTTAACAATCCATCAATAGTTTCTTTGCGCTCAGCGACTAGTGCCATACGCTTAACTTCGTTCGCCTTAGACTCAGCTAATACTTTTGCTTTTGTTGCAAATGCTTTTGCTTCAACTAGTTGTTTGTCTTTAACTGCGACTACATTCATAAGTTTAGCAACTTCTGAATTTTCATTCAGGTGACTAGTTGCGTACTCTGATGCAAACGCTTCAAACATTTTGCGACCGAAATCGTTCTTACGTGCTTCATTGATATCTTCTTTTAATGCGCTGATTTCACCTTTTAGAGTTGTTTCAACGATTTTCGATACCTTGTTAGCACCTTTCGCAATAAAGTCTTTTTTGACTTCAGCAAATTTACTTTTAGCTTCTTTTATAAGTTTTACCTTAGTTTCAGCTAAATCTTTTTTGTCTTCATGGAACTCTGCAATTTCTTTAGCAAGTGCATCGACAATAAAGTTCTCAAGCATGCTGAACTTATCAGACATTGCTTTTTGATCTTCATGTAACTCAGAAACTTCTGTCTTTAGTGATTCTAAAACAAATTTTTGCATTAATTTTGCGTCTTCACGCATTTTAACAGCATATTTTGCTTTAGCTTCAGCTAGTTGTTTGCGATCTTCTGCAAACTCAGATATTTCTTCAGCTAAACGCTCTGAGATCATAGCATCGATAGCTTCAACCATAGTTGATTTATCATGCTCATATTTCTTAGCAAATTCTTCGCGAAGTTCAGCAGTTGCCTGCTGACGATTCTCTTTGATTTTGCTTTCCCATGCGCCTTCGATTTCAGCACGTACTTCTTCAGAAACTACATCGTTTTCAAAAAGTGTTTTAAGTGCGTCCAACATATTATGTTCTCCTTTTATTGGAGTCTACTGATTATATTAATCAGAGATTCTTTTAAGTATTTTTGTGCCTTTGAGTCGTGTTTTGTAGCCTGTGCAAGTTCGTATGCCTTCATTCCTCCACGTGCATTCATTAAATGTTCGTAGATTGGTGTAGGATACGCACCAGGGGCGCTAGGCTGAGCCACAACGTCCACAGTGATTATTTCAAAATCAGAGACTTCATTACTTCCGTCTTCTGATACGTTTCCGCTACCACGCGATGAAACACCTAGTTTCACACCATTTTGTATCATAGTGCTTACTAACTGTCCCATCGGAGTTGGTAGAATTTTTAATTTACCATAACCGTTTGCGCCATCCATCCAACATTCGTTGATCATATGACTCACGCGGTCTAAGTTAATGTTAAGTCCTTCTGGATGATCAACTTCGCCGAGAACTGAATATCCTCCAGTGATTTGATCATTGAGAGTTTTGACAGCCCTACCAATTTCGTTTACAGGATATACACGTTGGTTTGCGTTACGCACTCCACCTTGTATACAAATACCTTTCATGTAAAGATCTTTGCCCCCACTGGCGTTATCGGTAGACTCAACGACTATGTTAGCCTGGTCGAATGTCAGATGCTCTCGTAAGTTTATCATTTAAAGTTCCTTAACCTTATTTGCCAACAACAGATTTTTTGTTGTCAGCTGTGTCGCCTGCGCCTTTTTTCTCTGCGCCGTGGCCTTTTGGCTGTGCTTTCATGCTTTTTGATGCTTTGCCGCCTGGAACATTAACGTTACCAGCTGTTTCATCTTTTGTAGATGTTCCTGCTAGTCCGCCTTCTGTGCCGCCGTTTCCGCCGTCTGCATTCTGCGCCAAGTTTGAAGCAGTTCCGCCCATGTTGTTTGCACCAGCTACAGTTGACTTAGTGTTTGCACCGTTGTCGCCCATTTTTGCTGTTACTTTTTCAACATATTCACGCATTGTTTCTGCTTCTGATTTAGTTGATTCGTCAGTTTCTTCGTCTGCTGCTTCTTCAACTTCTTCATCGTCTGATGCTTCGTCGACTTCTTCGTCTGATGCTTCAAAAGCTACTGCTTCGTCTGCTTCATCTTCGTCGCCTTCTTCGCCGTCCATGTCTGGCATTTCTTCGTCGCCACCATCTTCGTCGCCCATCATTTTTTCAAATTCTGCTTTTAGATCATCTAAAGCAACTTCTAGATCGTCAACACGATCTTCAACATCGCCTTCGCCTTCAGCATCTGGTTCCATGTCCATGTCCATATCCATGTCGCCGCCTTCTGCGTCTCCATCCATGTCCATGCCCATTTTGTCCATCATATCGTCTGCTGGATCACCACCTTCAACTTCAAACTCGTCTAAGTTAAAGTCTTCGTTAGTTTCTTCTTTGTCATCATCATCATCTGATGCTTCATCTACTTCTTCATCTGATGCTTCATCTACTTCTTCATCTGATGCTTCATCTACTTCTTCGTCAGTTGTTTCATCAACTTCTAGATCTGACTCTAATAGTCCTTCGTAGATATCTCTTGATTTTTCAACCACTATTTCGTGGAATAATTCTTCTGCTCCAGCTTTGTCTTCGTTGACTAGCTTTTCGAGCATTTCTTCAAATTTGTTACTCGCCATTATTTTCTCCTATAAATTGTTGTACCTATGGTAAGGCTGTCCATTGTATTTAACGTATAAGGGAAAAAGTGTATAGAAATAGGTTCAAAACGACTCGTTTTGAAGAGATCAGAGCAATGCAAACTGTTTTTTGAATTCCTCTACAGTAATTGTACTGTAGTTTTCAAGTTTATTTAGTTCCTCAGGACAATAATTATCTGGTATTATAACACGTATAAACTGAGTTTTTTCATGTTCTTTTACAACACTTTGGGTTTGTCTTAACCAATTTCCAAAAAATGTTGCAGTATCTTGTGACTTTTTATAGTTAGGTGTATCAGCATATAAGTTATTAAACTTTTGACCATCTTTTAATCCCTTATAATCAAACCCTAATATATAAATCCTTTTATGTCTGTGTTGTGCTGATAGCCATAATGCTGTAGGTCCACTTGACCAGCCTTTGCCAGGTTGAAAATAATTAAAATGCTGTAGTCCTTCATAGGATTTGTTATAGTTTGTCCATACTTGATTTTTTTGTTGATACATAGACTTATTAATTTCTAATATCATTTTAACATCAACAGCAATTAAATAATCTGATCTAAATGTTCTATACAAAGCATTACACCCATATACTGGTCCATACTTTTTTAGTTCTTGAGGTTCTATACTTGATCTGCTTAATCCATTACCTAAGACAAACGCTGCGTTTTGATTGTGAGCAAATCTACTTTCGTCTACTATTTCATTCTGAAGAAAGTCTATTGGTTTAGATCGTTTGGCGTATTCTACTTTTTTGTCATGCGACATTTTTTCCAAGCGTCTAATTTCCATTAAACGTGTTGCTTCTTGTTTAGAATACCTAGTCTTATCTAGTTTTGCCATTAAACACCGGCAGCGGCTGCTTGCGCTGCTATTCCATACATTTGTCTTACGAAGTCTAGTTCGTCAGCCTTCTCATTTGTATGTAGCTCGCTTGCTTTCCTTGCACGGTTAATTTGGCGTAGGGTAAGTCTTGTTTTTCTTGTATCATCAAAATCAACAATTGAATCATCATATTGTGGCTCGTAGCGATGGTCGTCTACAGGCTCAACAGTTTCTTTATCGTAATAAAATAATTCTCTTAATATCATAATACTATTTATATCGTTTGTTCGGTTGCTGGTGCTGCGCCAGGTGCTCCGGCTGTGTCGCCGCCTGTTGCTGTGTCGGGTGGTGTGCCTTCTGCGCCTATTTCTGGTGCTTCGTCATCTGGTGCAATATCTTCTGCTCCACTTATGTCAGCACTAATTCCTGCAGAGCTAATTCCTGCACCACGCATTTCTGCGCTTGCATCTGCTGGTGGCTGATTTAGTTCTTCATCATTTTCTTCACGCCACATACGTTCATTCTCTGCAATCTCTTCTGCACTCATTCCTAAGAAACGTTTCATTGCAAAGCGATTTGAAATATATGGAATAGCACTCATTTGTGTATATGTTGGTACACGAGCATTATCAAGTTCTGATTGTCTATATGCCGCAAAGTTTTGTGGTGGTTCAAATTCTAAGTCAAACATTGCTGTGTCAATGTTTACGCCTTTTTCTAAAAGATACCTTTTAAATTCTTGGTTTAAGTCTTCAATTATAAGACCTTGTAAACGTTCACAGTATGTATTAAAACGTAATTCTTGAATAAATGCTGTACCTACTCTACCATCATTATATGATGAAGTTGCGTCATCACCGCCGGTAGGCAAGTAGCTGCTAGGGATTCGTAAGCCACGTACGAGCTTATTAGTAAAATATCTAAGGTCATCAATTTCTCCTAGGTTAGTTCCGCCTGGTAATGTTTCTACTTTTGAGCCTCTTCCTTCTGCGGTTTGTGGAAAGAAGTAATCTTCGTTGATTGACAAAGGATTATAAGAACTGTCTATGACATTGGTACCGCCCCCAGTCGCCGATGGAATACGTCTTTGGTGTATTTCCGTTTTAACACGCTCTACAAATTGCATAGCAAGGTGACTTGGCATGTTACCCACATCAACATAGAATACCCTGCGCTCTGGCGCACGTTGTACTCGATAGATAATAATAGCATCTTCAAGTAATTCTTTTTGTTTGAATACTTTAAATATTGTTTCTAGTAATGAGTTACCAAAAGGAAAGTTATTGTCTAGTCCTTCACTTAATGAAAGATGAACTACATGCTGTGCATCAACAGCAACTTCGCCTTCTTCAATTGCAAAACGTGATCCTGGAGGTACGTTAACGCCGCCAGTCATTCCTCTTGCTCCGCCTGTTTGATAACTTGCACCAGGACTACTTATGTTTCCATTAGTAATATGTGGTGACGTAGCAACCATTTCTTTAAAGTTTAAATTTACGTCTTTAATGATATATTGCTCAGGCCGCTTGCCTTCACTCTCGTTAACAATAATACGTGTAAGTTTTGCAGGATCAATATGAAACAATTTTTTTGTTTCTGGATCTCTTAAAAATATTGCATCTCCGTATTTGAATACATTACGGAACGTTCTAAACATTCGTGTTTCAAAATTATTAATTTTGCACCACTGTTTTAGGTACTGGCCTAAAATATTAATTTCGTTGTTTGTTGCTGATTTATTATAATGAAAATTAAAATTAGTTCCATTTTCATCATTCTTTTGTGTACAAAATTCAGCAAGAATATCTAGTGCAGCATTTACTTCTGAATCATTATCCATTGTATTGTATTGACCATAACGTTCGACACGATTTGGACTACCTACATATACATCTGGCAAGTATGATGAATAATTTGATCTTGCTGGTCCTGGACGACCGGCTGCGCCGCCGCCACTAATAGGTCCGTAACTGCCGCTTACATTGTCACCTGTGGGCACTGGGGTAAAATATTTTTTCCAACTCATTTTATGCTCTTCCTAATCCGCTCATTAAATTGCCCGCACTGCGCATTGTTCGAATCTGTTTATTTCCAATATCTTTATGCATAGTATTTATATTAACTAATTGTAACATGGTTTGGTTCAGAATGTCAAGTTTTTCTTCTACCGATCCGCCTTTTGGCATTGTAGCCATAGCTGTTTTAGCCGCTTCTGTCATAGGAGCACCCATAGTTGCCATTTGATCTTGTAATTGTTGTGCTATATCTGGCATTCTGTTCAGCATCGACTTCATATTTGGTATAATTGCGCCGTCCATGCCTGCTACAAATGTTTCTGGTCCTAGCTCGCCGATTTTATATGCTTCTCCAGATAGTACGCCACCGCCAATTGCTTTTGGAGGTAAATTGCCTAAATTTGTTGGAACTTCAGTTGTTACTTCTGGATTAAGTTTTCCGTCAAAAAAGTTTGGATCCAGTGAACCGGCAAAAATACTAATAGCACTTCTCAGCTTATCTGCTCCTGCTTCTAACAAACTTGTAAATTCGCTGTCAGGCCCCATTGCTTCACCGATATTTTTATTAAGTTTTGCAGCACTATTAGCAAGCGCCAATTGTACATCGTTTATCGCTGTTGACATTTCTTGACCTGTAACCATTCCGGCTTTTTGGGTTTTAGAAATACTAGTTGTTTCTAATATAATATCGTTAAATGTTCGTACATACGAAGCTGTGTCAGTTAAAGGTTCACCTATTTTTTTTGCATGCTCGCTTACTTGGTCGATTATACCGCCTACTTCTTCTAGATTACCAGCTACCATTTGTGCAATAGGATTTACTTTAGCATATGTAGCTAGTGTTAATCCTTCAGTGCTGTTAGAAAACGCAATAGAAGCTGCTGTTAGTTGCTCACCTAATTGTTTGGCTTTATCTTTTTCACCGTTCTTAATTGCGTTTGCCATTTCGCGTCCTAGGCGCTCTGCGTCTTTGTTGGTTGACATAAATGCTTTTGTGCTTTCACTCATAGGCACACCAGTTTGAAGTAGATCATCTACTAAATCTCTTGCTGCTTTAGGAGCGCCTTGTAATGATGTTTGGGCCGCTCTATAAGATTCGCCTGCTCCTTTAATACCTTGTTGCTCTAACAAACGTAGTTTGGCTTGTGTGGCACCACTACGTTGTCTTTCAACTAATTCGTCGTTCATCCTCTTTAGATCTTTACCAGCAACTTTTGCCATTACATCCAAAGACTCTGCCATTTGTAAAGAACTTTCAAGCATAAGCTGTTGGTTCATTGTTCCGTCGGCATTTCTAAATTTAGCATCTCTTCGTTGGAATTCTAAATTCTTTAAAATAAATTCATTTGATTCTTGTAAACTATAACCTAAGTTTTGGAAGCCGGCAATAGTGTCACCTTCCATCATTGCAGAACTTAGTTGTCTAAAACGTTTTATACCACCGGTCACGCCTCCTGCAAAGCCGCCAAGCAATTCTGAATTGTTTCCAACCATATTTGCAAAGTCACCTAAGGTCATTCTGGTTTCGGCTGCGGACATACGTAATTCGCCTAGTCTACCTTCAAGACCTGCACCTACTTTAGATAACCCTTTGAATGTATCGTTTGTTTCTTCAAAATACCCAATTACAGCCCCTAT